ATGAAGCCTTTGTTTACAGTGCGTACAACACTTTTTACAATGGCTTCTTTACTTAAAATACTATCTACCGAATACGCAACCGAATACAAAATGAAGCGTTATAAGAAGCCTAATATCTATCATGGTGGCAAAGACTTTGATTTGTCAAAAAGATGGTACGTATATTATTCTTTTCTTAATCCTGACACCAATCAATTCGAGCGCCAAAACCCAATTTATTTAAAAATAAATCAACGGCACAAAACAAAAAGAGACAGGCTCTATCACTTCAAAGCGCTCAGAAATGCTCTAGAAAATTTATTAAAAAGAGGTTACTCGCCGTATGATATTGATGAGAGCGAATTTCACACTGCTTCTAATGCGCTTGATGCTGCATTAAACATTAAAAAGAAGGATGTAAAAGAAACCACTTATAAAGATTACTATAATAGGGTTTCTCAGTTCAAAAAATATTTAAAAAATAGAGGGTTTAGATATTCCTACATTTCAGATATCGATAAAAAATGTGTCATTGGGTTCCTAAATACATTTGATGGCCCTAAAAACAGGAATAATACCAAGGCAGCTTTAAGTTCAATTTTTTCAGTGCTTGCAGATCAGGACTATATTAAAACAAACTTTATTAAAGAAATTCAGAATAAATCGGTTAGAAAAAAATCGAAAACCCTTGTTGATGATAAATACTTTACTGAAGCTGAAAAGCTCTTAAAAGAAAACGATTTCATGCTCTTTATGTATGTTGATCTGGTGAGTGTGATGTTCTGGAGGACCATAGAGAATGTTAGAATTGAGATTAAAGATATCGACTTTATTAAAGGCACCATGAGCGTCGACACAAAGTCAAAAGATTCTAAAACGAAAATTATTCCTAGCTTTATAGAATTAAATTTAAAAGAATTTGTTGGCCATAGAAAAGGCAGACTTTTTGAACTCAACGCTAAAAGCGATATCGATAAACGTAACTATATGACAAATCGTTTTAGAAAATTTCGTTCGAAGCACAATCTGAATCCTAAGTTAACGCCCTATATGTTTAGGCATTATAGAATTACAAAGTTCTATTTAAAACTGAGAGAATCCTTATCTAAAGAAGACACTATTAAAAAACTTAGTTTAATTACCGGCCATACTTCATCTGCTATTTGGGAGTACATCCATGTTAATGATATTGAACTTCCAGAAGATTATAGCGAATTATTTAATTAGAATAAAACCAATAATGGCCGCGCCACCGAATATGACATTTCGAGTATTGCGACGTTTAAGTCGCTTAATTTCTTTTTCTGAAAGCCTATTTTTATCTTTACTATTTAAGATTTGAGCATCCTTATTATCTACTAATTTACTATACTCAAAAATTTGTTTTTCTAAATTTAGGATTATTAATTTTTGATTTTTGATTAATTGATCTGCTGCATCTAATTCTGCTAAAACGACAGGATAGGCTTCTAAGGTTGAAACGATTTCTTTTTTACTCTCAACCGGGATGTTTATAGGTTGTGAGTATGCTATCGAGTTTGCTATCAGGATAAGCATCAACATTGCTAGGTATTTCATCACGTATTATTTTAAATTTACTTTTAACATCTATTAGGCTATCCACTTTAATTTGCTGTTTTTGGGTCAAGTATTTTAATTTTAAAATGCTATCATTAATTTTTAGAGCTTCATCAACTAAAATTTTATTTTGCTTTTTGAGGTCCTTAATTTTTTCTTTGTAATCTAAAGCTTCATCTTTATTCTTTACAATAACAAGCATAATTAATGCACCGATGACTATGCATATGGTATATTTCCAAAGGTTATGCATATTAAAAACCTTCAAATTTATCTTTCAACCATTTCCACAAACTTGGAACGTTTAATAAAATATAAGTTATTGCCGTAGCAAAAGCCCAAAATTTACCTAATACCACTGTAAGGAATAAGCCTAATAATACTACTATGGCTTCTGTTGTTTTAAAAAAATCTTCTAATTTCATGGTTTATGTATTTAGTTAATAAAATAGTTTTTGCTTCAATTGTTTATAAACGTTCTCACCAGGACACAAAGTAGGGCTCGTGTCTCTATGCCCTCTTATACCTATGATATGAAATGTTTTACACAACGCATCAGATAGCTGATTTGCTGAATTATAAGCCTCTTTAGATAATAAGTATGTTTCGTAATTACCCACGAAAACAACCCCTATACTATTTGTATTTTGTCCGCTATCGTGCCATGTGGTTTCTTCAATATCATTTACAGCATACACGCTACCATCTTCGTAAATAGCAAAATGATACGCAAATTCTGCAAAGCCTCTTTTAATTTGATCTTTAGCGATGCTCTCAACGGTTTGATTTTTGTTACCAGCTGTGTGATGGAAAGTAATGTATAAAGGCTTCTCTAAAGTTCTTTTTTTGAAAGCCTTTGTTAAATGTTTGGGCAGTGTTCCCGTTTTAACGGTTTCGCCGCTTTCAAGAACAACGTCTTCTCCTGTGTAGTTAAATATGGTCACGCCTGTCCCCATCATAAGGGTAATTATTAATGCAATAGCTCTATTTTTCATTAGTATGCAGTTTTTAACAACTTTTGGATGTTGGGCTTAAACCCATTATTGTTGTTTAGATTAAAAATTGTTTTTTCAGCTAAAGTGAATTCTGAATCTGTATGCTTTGCAATACTGACATAAACCAAAAAATCATTATCCTCATCTATTGGCAATCGAGATATCGGTAACATCCTTGCGTGTTTTACACCTTCTGTCTCATAAAAATGTTTTAAGATCTGAGATGCCATTTTAGCAGTTTCAACATCAAAAAAACCATAATACTCTGTGTCTTTTAACATTTTAACATAATGAGGGTCTAATTCTACATTCGTGTAAACACGAACAGCATCTAATCTTTCATAACCATTTTTATAAAAATCGATAATAGCATCCGCCGATTTAAAAGAGCTTTTACCATTTCTTGCTGTTAATATTAGAATTCTATCTGCAGAAGTAGTTTTAAATATTCTTTCTACACAATCTTGTATAGAATTAACAATTACCAGTTTTATTATATCATCGTAAAAGCTTAATTTTTCATGTTGTTCAGTTTTTAAAAATTTTAATTCTTCCTGCTCGATTCTTAGTTTTTTGTTCTCAAGCTGTAAATTTTCTATTTCTAGTTTTTTCTTTTTTTGATCTCCTTTATATTTTAAAAGGCCCAATATGAATGCGGTAATAGCACCGATAAAGCCAACTACATCTAAATCCATTAAAACCTATTTAAACCTAATTTTAACTTAATAAGTTACTAATGAATAAATAATTGTGACAAATAAATAATTCTACTGTTTCCTTTTTCGGTAGTTTCTCACAATTTTAAAAAGGCATAAGGCTTGCGTTTTCTTAAATAATTCGCTTGGTGTTGATATTTATAGGCTTCTATCTCAAAAACAATGTTTCTATATGCTAAATTCCAATTCTTGTACTTTAAGTATTTTATTAAGAAATCAAGAAAATACCAAACGAAAAAAAACACAAGCAACAGCTCTAATTGCTGTCTTAAATGAATTTTTTCGTGGTTTAGTCTTACTGGGTTTATGTATTCTTTTTTCTTAAAAAATATAAATGGAAATAGCGCTATTGCCGCATATCCATTTGGAACTAAATATTTGTTTATTATCACCATAGTATTAAACTGTCAATATAACATTCGCACACCAGTAAGTACCGTCGTATACAAGAATTGCTAGCCTGCCATCATTGATGGATATTGATGAAACGTTAGTTGTTGTTAATAAATCTATACCATTGCCCTGAATCAGAACCCCGCCATTAATACGCTTAATATAAATTACTCTTCCAATATACCTGTTAGATGTAGGCAGGTAAATATTTGTAGTTCCTGTATTATAACAAGAGATATAATCTTCTGAACCTGATACATAATGACTAGATCCAGTTATTGTTTTTACATTAATGAAAAACCCGTAGGATTTTAATCCAAAAAACAAACCCCCATAACTAGGCGCGGGGTCACTTGATGAATTTGAGGCCATGCCCACAACTCCACATATTGCATTGTTGCTTGAGTATGCCGTTCTGTCCAATTTACCATTTCCAAGCCCAACGACTGATCCTTTAATTTCAATTCCAGAACTGGCAGGCAACGCTTGAGTTCCTGCGAAGTTTGCAAAGACCCCCTCACTGTCTACATATGAAACTCCTGAATTTTGGAACGAATCTCCAGTATGCCTAGCTTCTATCCTCCCATTTGCACTATCTAACTCTAAAGTGTGCTCGTATGTTCTTGTGCCCCCTGAACCGGTATAGGTCGTTATAGGGCTTATCAATGTTAGTTTTCCGTTTGTACCATCTAATTGTGCCCTAGGACTTCCATTATATTCGGCCTGTGAGGTGATTTTACCGTTTTGGATTATCCAATCAGCAATATTGGCATTTTCTGATAATAATGTATTGGTTGCAACGCTTTCAAACTGAGCTCCAAAACTTTCCCAATTAGAAGCTGACCACGCCAGCGCAACTCCATCTGTTCCATTATATATATAATATACATCGTCGGTATATTTAACCACATCCCTTCGCTTATCGTTGTTATAATAAACTTCCGAAGCGGAGAACAAACCCCTAAAAACAATGCTCGGACCTGTTTGTCCATCAGATCCATTAACACCATCTACACCATCGGCACCATCGGCACCATTGTCTCCCTTAAATTTTGACCAAGTATAATCTGTTTTATCAGTGCTTTCGGTAGCGGTGGTTTTGTTGACCGCTATACCAATATAAAGCGTACTGGCCGTTGGTATGTCGTATAATCCAGTACCATCTGCGCTATCGGAATATTTAACCCAAGTGTAAGTGGTTTGTCCATCTGCTCCAGCTGGGCCTGGAACTCCTTCTCCTGATAGCAAAGCCCAAGTATAATCACCTGGCGTATTGCTTTCTAAGGGACTGGTTTTGTTATAGGCAAAACCTATAAAAGTTTTTCCGGTTGGGTCATTTGTTATTCCGGTACCGTTAACATCATCTGCGTAACGTATCCATGTATAAGTTGGTTGTCCGTCCGCTCCGTCCACTCCTTGAATGCCCTGTGGCCCTTGAGCACCATCAAGACCATCCGCTCCGTCCTCGCCTTTATCTACATATAGCTCATAATACGTGGGATTTGGTGGAGCTGTTCCAACTATAGTTGAAAGTGTATGATAAACAACACCATTATAGGTGAACGTATCTCCCTCATTATAGGTTGTTCCTATATTAAAAAGACCCCTATAATTGGTTATGTTTATGGGTACTCCTGCGGATGTCTGTATAACACTTCCCTTAATGGTCAGTTTATTGGGATTGGTAACGTTCCAATCCAAACTGCTGTTGCTGTCACCTATAAAAAATTGACCTGTATCTAAATCAAAGTAATTTATGCCATCAACTGATTGCACCCTTCCCGTAGTTATAAATTTACCATTTATGGTTGTCTGTCCATAGGTAAGGCTGATACCTCTAACGCCGTTTTGAGCAGAATGGATCACGCCTATAAGAAAGTAATAATAAGTAGATCCTGTGTCTACCTTATATTGTATTGAGGTGGACAAAAAATCCCCCGTAGTTCCACTTCTATTGCATCTGGCATATATGTAGTAATACTGATTTAAATCTGCATGTGTTTTAACGGCGCCAGTTAGTGACCATTCTTTTATCGTGTCCTCTATTTGAAAATGAACCAAGACTCCATTGCCTATATTTGTTTTATTGGGATCCGATTGATAATTTGCCTCAATTAACAATTCACGAATCAAGAACTGTTGACTTTTGCTTCCTACGGTAAGCATATTGGTCTCGATGCTCAATGGCCGTATATTTCCTGTGTCAAAATACCCATCAGGATCAAATACAGAATCCCGTAGCTCGTCAATATTTCTTAAATTTCTGCGTATCCTGTTATAATGAACGGTTCTATCATACCTTTCAATAGTTATGTTATCATCTAATTCACCTAGGCCTCCTAAAACTTTTGTAATATAATTTACGGTTAATTTATCGCCTACCTTAATCGAATATATATAAGGGTTCGATAAACTTTGGGTAATATTTAATATCCTCGTTTGATATTCGATTTCAAAATCATCATCCTTGACGGTCACCAAATCCCCTACATTTAATTGAATAAGATTTTCTCTTAAATATGGGGGGTGGGGCAATATGGAATAAATAACGTTAGGCTTGCTGTTTAAATTAATATATTCTGTCGCTTTGACGAGTAATTCAGCCTCTGCATTATTTATGTAAATTTGAGGCATAATAATATCGTGCAGCACATATTCATCTCCAATATTGGGTTTAAGTGTTGCGTTTGGCAATACCAATCCGTTCTCATCTTCATAAGATATAATCTCGAACTGTTTTAAAGAACTATTATAATTAAGGATTTCAAAATCATATCCCGCTAAATCCCCGGTATTGAATGTCACCTTTGCTTTTACCCCCGGCATCAGCTGGTCGTTTAAATTAAAATCAATACCAGAATCAATAAATATAAATTCATCAGGACCTAACGACGTAATTGTGCCCTCTCTATGTGGATAGATATCATCAAATGTCACTACACCTTCAATAGCCCCAAACAAACCAGTGTTCTGTTCAATGGGATTGATCTTTAATCGTTTACTGCCATAATCATTTGTAATGTTTCGCTCTCCCCCAAAAGCATACAATCGTGTTACCAAGCTTGTGTCTGATATTTTTTGTCGTTCAATATGTCTTAATCCTTGTTTAAACTGAAATACTAGAGCGGTGTCAACACCGATTTTGTCAACAAAATTAATAGTGGTGCCATCTGTTGAAAATTCAAATTCTTTACCAAATTCACTTGCAATTTGTTGAAGCACCAACAAACAATTAGAATTAGAAAAGTTTAAGTTTTTAACATCTGTTGCGGGTACGGTACCTAATTGGTAAAAAGATTCTCCTGCAAGCCTATTAAGGTTTACCACAAGCAGGTTTGCAAATTTTTGTAGATCGCCCAACAAAAAGAACTCTCCTTGACTATCCAATAAATATACAGCATTTAGTAATCTATAGATATCACTACCAAATTCAAGGTTGTACTGAATTTGATTGGTTTGAATCTTTTTAACAGAAGGCTGTTTAAAAATTGTATATTTCTTCCCTCTCCAATTTATATAATCGCCTATCTTAAATTCATAATAATGCTCTAAGGTAAAATTAGATTGTACAACATCTTCCCCTTGTAATTCTTGTTTTAGCTGTGTGTTGTTATCAATTTCTAAAGATAATAACTCGTATATGCCCCTGTATATTATCATATTAATATTTCTTGAGTGCTTTAACCTTTTTAATTAAATGCTGTGCCGTTCCAATGTTCAACAGTAAGAGTTTCTGTGTTTTTATATTCTGCTAATAATTTTATTTCAGTATAATTATTAAGTCCACCTATAGTTGGTCTTTGAGACGTTGTGCCAGATTTACCACCTGTGTAAACTTTTCTAAATTGTGTGTCTGTAGGTATGTACATAATGACATCATTTGCTCCTGGAGGTGTCACAAAAGAGAATGTACTGCCTGTGAGAGTATAGTCTGTTGTCAACACCTGTAAACTATTGTTTACCAATAGTTGATACCCTGCTGCTGGAATTCCTGTAACCGTCCAATCTGTTTCTGTGCCAGTAAATGTTGCGCTAGGTGCTGTTTGTGCAAAATCTTCACGCATAATATAAAATTCATCACTTGAATAAGCATCGCCATTTTCTCCAAACCAATCAACTATAAGAGTAGAAGTTAAATTAGAATTACCTACCTCGTCGTGTCTTACAACAATTCTATAACTATTATTACCTGTTCTCGGATTTACGCTTTCTGTTGGATCTGAAGAATACCAACCATTTTCAACTGCTCCTTGATTTTCGTTACTATTTCTATAAGAAGGTGTGTCTGTTGATAACCATGTTTCACTTACTCCAGCGCCTTGAGCTGATGAATTATTAGTGATTATTTTTAAAAAAGCACTAACTCTTGGTACATGAATGACATAAGCTTCATCTCCGTCAATAGTGTTTGGCTTAGCATTAAATCTCGTGTTCGCTCCAAATGAATGAACACCCCATTTACCATAACTTCCATAGTTAGAGTCAATGATATTATCAAATTCCCTTGTACTTTCGTCAACATCTATAGACCCATAACTTCCATATTTTGACAATGTTTGAGCGTCGATGCTCCAAGTGTTGTCAATAACACTTTTAAGAGCTTTGGTCACTCCTAATGTAGCCATAGAACCGCTTGTACTTACCACGTTTATAAAGTGGTTACCTTTTACTTCCGCGCCTTCTACATCCACATAAAGTCTACCTAAAGTGACACCTGTATTGGCAAAATTAGGATTATCAGTAAACACCTTAACAAAGTTGTCTTTAATAATTGTTCTTCTATGAAAACCATTAGAGAAATAATCGCCTACATCGGTAATGTTTAGAGGATTAAAACTTGTCTCTTCAACCATTGGAGGATAACCTCCAGTTCCTTGTTGGGTGTCTGGATAATTTGTAAAATACATCTTATTTCCAGTAATATGAGCTCCACCTGCTCTGGCATCTATTGTGCCATTATAAAATTTATTATCTACAATCGTAGCATTACCAGTCGTTTCTTCAACAGAATCCTGCGGTGAATAGTAGCCGTCGTTTATGAATATACAATCTCGAACGGTAGTGTTTATTGACCCCCAATGGTCTTGCAAGCCACCACCAAAATTACTGTCAAACGTAACCCTAATAAATGAAACGTTCCATTGTCCTCTATTAGCCTTATCAACTATACTACTGTTGCTCGATTCCATGTCTACTCCAGAACTTGTGCTATGGGTCATGTATCTACCATAAGCTAAGCCTGTACCAGAACCTACTCCAGTCGAAATGAATGTTTCGCCTACTGTAGGTGTTCCAGAAGCGCCTATCGAAGTCCAGTTTGTATCACCTAAAGAATAGATAGTATATTGATGTGCAGGTTGAATTTGAAATGCTTCATGCATACCAAGAACCTTTCCCGTATGTGAAAATTCACAATCATAAAATGTGATGTCTGAATGACCAACATTTGCGAGCCCTGTTCTATAATTATATAAAGCCTTGCAATTTTTAAATGAGCCTCCTAAACCCGCATCTACACCAGATGAAGTTCCAAGAACAAAGCCATCCATAACACAATATTGTGCGGTTACATTTTCAAATTGTGGGTTTTTACAAGATTTAATAGCAAATCCATGTTGTGAGTTTTTAGATGAAACTCCAGTCATATACATATTTCGTTGGAATATATTTCCATCGTATGTTAAATCTTTAACTACTAGATTGTCACAATAACTAAATGCAAATCCCCTGTTATCAAGAACATTTGTTTGGTTTGGGTTTGCTTTAATGGTTGCACCGTTTCCTAATATTGTTAAGTTTGTATAATTAGAAAATTCAAAACCTTGCAACTCGCCTACATAATTGCTTCCGCTATCTGGAACAACATCTGTAAAATCACCATCAGATATACCCAAGAACGGATTTGTAGTATAGCCATAATCCGGATTAGTACCATCACCTTGCATCATTCTTGCTTTTGGTGGTACAGAAATAATACCTCCTGTCAATGGTGTCACAGACATTGCATTTTGTACAGCTTTATGGTCTGATAGCGCTCCATTTAAAGTTGCTGGATAAACAGTATTATCAACTAGATGTTCATTTTTATTAGGGCCAAACCATTCTATATATACTATTTTATCAAGGCACTCTCCAGTGATAGTTCCGCTCTGGTCAAAATACACAGCGTTCGGGTTTCCGTCTGTCCTAAAATTTCCCAAATTAATAGAAGTGAAATTGGTTAATTTGCCACCCCCGTCTTTTAGTGTGATGTTGTAAGCGGAAAGATCTATAACAGCACCAGCACAATCTATATCGGCTTGTAGTTCCCATATTCTATTGGCATTAGTACTTTGGTCTCCAGTAATATCGCTAATGTCATTAACGATATAAATATTAGGGTTCGTACTTCCCCCTCCACCAGACGGCCCTTGTGGCCCTTCTGGTCCAACCAAAGATGCTAACCAAGTAGCTTCATCACCCACATAGCCATTTGCAACAGCTACTTCGTATGCGCTATCCCCATCGGCACCTGCAGCTCCACCACTTAGCTCAACAGCCTTAACTTTGGTTGCTAACTCATCTACAGAATTATAACCAGCTTGTGATGATTTTGTTCTGTCGTCCAATTCTTTAATCAACTCAGCACCTTCTGCTGCCGAATATTGATTATTGTTCCATTCTCTTATCGTTTTTTGTACCATAATATTATCTTTGAAAAATTCCTGTTTTAAATAAATTGTATTCGAAAAGTGATTCTTTTATTTTTTTCTGATTTCCGTTAAAGAACAGGGTTGAACCGAATAAAGAATCCGTAAAAAGACCAACCTGACTAAAAATGTTTAGGTATATAGTAAATTGAATTTTCTCTTTCTCAATTTTTACTGAAAACCCATCTGTTATAAAACATTTATAATCAACACTTTTATAGACCACTTGTCTAAAATCACTTTGTGACAGTAGTTTTTTTAATCTGTTTATATTGTTTATATAATCATCAGATTTTAGCATATGACACTTGATCTCGATGTTTTTAAATGTCCTAAAATCTGTTAATTGTTTTTGAGGCGTGCTCGTTGTAATACGAGATTGCTTTAAGGTGGCAATATTATCGTTAAGCTTAACGATCTCGGTTAACACCTTAAAGTCTGAGAATAGACTATATCCATCTATAGTTAAATATAATCCGCCAACGGCCGCGGGAATTGCACCTATAAACATCGGTTCTTCTTCAACAAAAACAAGTCTATAGACTACATTCAAGTCATTAAAGTGCTTTAATTTATTGACCTCTTTTAGTTTTACATTAAAAGTTCCGAATTCATTAGTTATAGGAAAAAAACCAACTATAGAACTCAATTCATTTACCGATTGATTAAATGTTTTTAATGTTAAGCGATTATCGAAAAAAACATCAATTTTAAATTCCCTGCTTTTCCAAAATAAATCATCTTCATGTACAAGTGGCTCAATATATTCGCCCCAATCATAAAATGTTTCTCCTAACCTTGAGGGCATATCAAGAAACCCATAAAAATTTATAGGTATAAATCCATAATCACTATATGGTTTACCGTTTATCATCCTGTCAACCCTTTAGATTCAAATTGAGAGATAGCCGTTTCTATATTAGACATCTTAATATCAATGCTTTCCAGATACCTGTTGTAGGTTGTATTTTGAACGATTTCGGATAAATAGAGCGAGCTTTGTTGCGCTATTTGAATACCGTTTGATACATCTATTCTAATGCTGTTAAGTGTGCCTGCCAATATATTAGCCGTATCTTCTGTGATTGTAGAAATTGCCCCGGACAAGCCTTTCCTGCTTGAATCATCACTTCCCAATGCGCCTATTCCAGATTCCTCTAATATTTGATTGATGGCGTCCAAATCGCTTTCTGCCCCGTTAATCATTTGAGCGTATAGGTTGCGCAACGACTCAATTTCCTCTGCCGTATAATTACTATCTGATCCTGCATCGGCAAAGGCATCATAAAACTTCTCTATCTCTTTCTCTAAATATTTAATTTGAAACGCCTGCAATAATGCGTCCTGCATTAGATCTTTAAAATCGTCCGCAAAATCTGCAACGCTTCGCTTGCCCTCTTTTAATCCTGAAATGATGCTATCAACAATGGTTTGTTCTGTGGTACCTGTATATAGCTCGTCGAGCTGCTCTCTTAATTCTTGAGCCTTGCGCCTAGCGTCTTCTGCTTTTTGCTCAAACTCTTCGAGCTTTGCAGGATCCGTTCCGCTTCCTTTACCTTTTTTACCAATTCTTACTCCTAAGAATTTAACTTCCTTACGCGCTGCAAGCTCTGCCTCGGTTGCTAATTTGGTCTGTTCTTCGAGGTCTTTTAAATCTTCAATAGCTTGCTTTCTGCCTGTGACCCTATCTTTACCAACACTTTGAGAAATTACATAGTCTAATTTATCGATAGCTTTTTCCAAGTCTTTTATAGCCGCTTCAAATTTTGGTGTATCTGAATCTATTTCAACTGTTATAGCAGAATTTAGGACTTTTAAACCCCCACTAATAATATCTAAAGGATTGCCAGATGCTATCCCTTTAGCAATATCTCCAGCACCTTGAGCAACTCCTGCTAATTGATCTAGTAGTTGCCCCATATCCTCGTCACCAAACTTTTTAAATAAGGATGATGCCTCTGATAAAACCCCTGAAACTTCTTGAAAAGTACCAGAAATGTTATTTCCTATTTGTTCCCCGGCAGACTGAATATTGCTTTCGGCCTCGGCTGCTTCTTTAGATCCTTTTTTGGCTACTTTAAGCTTTTTTTGCCAATATTTTATATACGCCCTAAGCGCTTTATTGTTTAAATCGCCTAGGCTACGGGTAAGGTTTTCATATAGGTTTTGCTCTTCGTTAACAGCTCTGTTTGCAATATCCAATTCTTTACGCTTTGCATCGATCTTAGCTTGAAGTATATCCCTTTCAGATTGAGTTATAGCAGCTTTACGCTTTTCTTCCAATTGCTTTATCTGTCTTTCAATTGCATTTATTGAAGTGGTATCAATTTTAACATCCTCTACAGTAGGATTAGGTTTTAAAGCGCTAACGGCTTTTTGTATTTCTCTAGGCTTAAGATTTAGATTATTTTGTGATGCAGTATCTACAATAGCTTTCTTTTTCGCTTCGTTTTCTTGAAACTCTTTTAACTGGCTTCTTAAGTACTCAGTAAAATTTGCACCTTGTTTTAAAAGCGTTTCAAACTCTTTATCTGCGGCTTCTTTCCCTAATTGAGCAACATAGTTATTGTAACTATCGTATTGTTTTTTTCGCTCTTTTAAATCATCCTCAAAACGCTCGATATCTGTTCTATCATCATCACTTGAGCCAGATGGATTTGGTTTAAAATTGAAAAAGGCTTCACGTTTTTTGGCGGCTTCTTTAATTTCCTTATTTTCTGAGGCCAAGTAATCCTTAAGTATGTTTTTATTTGATTTGTACTGCTCGGCCGTTACATTACCAATCTTTTCAAGATCAGTTATTATCTTAATTCTGTTTTTATAAGCAGTCTCTACATCTTCAAACCCTGAATCTTTAAACTGTGAAATATCCTGTTCTTTTGAAGCTGCATTAATCCTTCTTATGGCTTCCTCCCTACCTTCGGCACGCTTAAGGTCTAGTTTTAGGGCTTTTTCATTTTTTTGGAGTATTTCATCAACTATAGATGTTTGTGTAATTAATTCTTTATTTAGTTTTTTTTCATTTTCTACCAAATAAAATAATTGCTGACCTAATTTGCTAAATCCAGTTCCAGTTCCTAATCCTTTTATAGCAGTAATACCTAAAGATTTTTCTCCTTCATCTATTTGTTTTCTAACATCCTTAAAAATTTCTTCATTAGGTAATGAATAATCAATATTTATTTTTAATCCTTTATTATCAGCTACTTGTTGAATTTTAGAAAGTTGATCATTAATTTCACTTTGTACATCTTCGATTTTAATTTCAATATTACCTTGCTTTTCAAGTTCTTTTTGAAAATCTTGTTGACGTTGAGCAAACTTATAGCGTGTTTTATAGGCTTCATTTACTTTATCCAAAATGCCTAGCAACTCTGTATTTGTTACTTTTTCAGCATCTACACCTTTTAAAAATTCAGGGTATTCTTTTATAATATCTTGAATCAGTTTTTTACGCTCATCACTCTCTTCATTTAATCTGCCTAATTGCGTTTTTAATTCAAATACTTTTAATCGTTGGTCATCAAAACTTTTCTTTAGTTTTTCACTATCCGCTAGGGTGTCATCAAACAAACCGTTTAAAGCTCCAGCGATATCATTACTCATATCAAGAACTGCATCTCCAACGCCTTTTGTGGTGGCTTTAATTCTATTACTAAATATCTCCCATTGATTAGCATTTGTAGAAGTTATCGTTTTAAAAGACCTATCCACACTTCCTGCAGCATCTTTCATCGCTTCCAAATCATCAGCAGCGCCTTGCATATTTGGTCCAGCAATACCTATAATAGCGTTAACAGCTTCTATTCTACCTGCTAGCTCCTTTAGTTTGTTTTGGCTACCATCTGCTTGTTCAAATAGTTTTTGAAGTCCTTCCTGGAGTGACAATGTTTTAAATGCGCCATCTCCCAATACTTCATTTGCGGCAATAACAGCCGAACGTATTTGTGTCATAGCTACACTTGCGGGAACACCCTGTTTTGTAAGTGTAGAAATTGCGGCACCTATTTCTTGAAATGAGATATTGCTTGATGCCGCTAAAGGTGCTACGGTTGCAATTTGACTTGAAAGTTCTTCAAAAGATATCTTACCACGGTCAACGGTCGCAAACATAATATCTGCGACTTCCTGAGCATCTTGGGTGGTTAATTTGAATGCATTTAAAATAGTAGTTAAACCATCAGCGGCAACCGCAGTTTCAGTAACACCAGCAGTAGCAGATTTAGAAGCTATTTCTAAAATGTTTAAAGCATCTCCAGCTTCAAAGCCAGCACCTATAATTTCATAAAGACCATTTGCTAATTTATCAGGCGGTTCGGTGCCCAAACGCTTATAAATATCAAAAACGTTTTTTTGGAGCTTGCTAAATTCTTTTTCAGAAACATTGGCAATGGTCTTAACTTCGGCCATAGCAGATTCAAAACTCTCGGCCATTTTATAGCCCTCATTAGCTATAATGGTAAATGCGCCAACTGCAGCAACTGCTAAAGCAGCAAACGGGTTTATCTTAGATATACCACTTGCCATGCTCTGTATAATATTTACAGCATCTAATTTACCACGTTGTAAACCACTGTTATCTATTGCCGTAGCAAAAAACAATGAATTATCTCCACTAACCACACCCATGAAAAAAGACTTTTTTTAAAAGTATTTGGTTGCTCGCTCTTAAAGAATTAATTTGCGGTCTGGTTTCGGTAGTTTCTCTAAGTTTATGTTTAAGCTCATTATAGGTAAAAGCTCATCAAGAATGTTTCAAAAGGCAGTCCATACAGCTTTGTTTTTGGGTGGCACTATTGAGGGCGATAAAATAATCGTAGTTGTAAATGAAGATATGAAGGCCTACCAAAAGCTATTCCCATTATTTAGATTAAATGTTTTAAGCTGGAAAAACACAAGGGCTTATTGTGATGGTAAAAAAGTAAATCCTTATCGGTTTATGTTGAAAATGGACCAGCAAAGACAAACCTTTTACGCTCAAGTTTTAGAGCAAATTGATGACGGCCATTTATTTGATGAAACCGAACCGTTTTTGTATTACAAAAGAGAAGGCAATAGATTCTATTTTCAAGGGATTGATACCCGCTTCCATCTTGATTTTAAAGACAGAGTGTTATTTGATTTTGTGGATAAATACAATGTTGGTGATATTGTTTATTTTGAGTAGAAATGAACTGTAAAATAATACTTGACAGTTCAAAAAAAAAGACACACCCGTCGATGCGCCTTCATTGTCAATTTTAAAAATAACTACAAAATGAATAGTTATGCTTTTACCAATTGGTAATCTTTTATGACAGTTTCAATGTTTGTTTGAAATGTTATCTCTTCGTTTTTTAATGTTACAGCAATTATATAATCTTGTGGAGACTCTATATTAGAACAACTTATATCTATAATCTCAAAAACTTCATCTTTAAGTTTTCGTTTTTGATTGATATGTACTTCTGCAAAATAACCCATGAAGCAAATATAAGCTGATTGCTTATATTTTTATTGAGGTTAACCGTAATCTAAATAATAATAGTATGTGAATTTTGTGAATTTTCAACCTGAACCTTATCATGAGCCATGACACAACTATAAGTCTCTGCTTTTACATTTGAATTGTCCCAAGCTTCAACCTTTGAAAAATCTTTGGCAGTAACCCTGCAATTATGAAACACATCAGCTGCACAGTTTTTTAATTCAATTTCAGTATCATTAAAACCTGTAACAAAGGAACTATCAAAAGCTTTGCATTTTGCGTTATCAAAAAGAATAATTCTACTATGGCCAACGGCTTCAATTTCAACATCTTTTAAGCCAATAGCAAAACCATTATTTATGTTTACGGATCCTTTATAAAATATATTGTTTTCGGATAATTTTTCCTCAGAGAACCATTCTATGAGTTCATCGGTTGTGATGCTTCCAGTATTAATTGTCCATTCTATGTTATCAATAAGTAATTCCCAGCAATCAGATTCATTAAAATTAAGGTGCAATTTCTTAAGCTTTAACCAAAATCCTTTACAAAGTGTGTTCTCTGAAAAGTTAGCTTCTTTTAATCGTTCAAAAAAGATGTTGAATTTAGTTTCCATGTTTTGCTAGTATATCAAATAATGTTTTTGGCTCTTTTTCTTTTTCGCGCTCTTCTTTGGTTTTTACTTTTGGCACCGATGCCGATAATAGAATTAAATTCTGAAAGGAAATTTGTCTAAAAACAAAATCGAATGTGTAATTATAATAATTAGAAACGCTCCCTATTAATTGGTAGGGGTTGAATCGTTTTTCGGGTTCATCATCATCGGATTGCTGGTGCTTGCAATTTGGAAAGAGTTCAAAAAAAAATCAGTCTGTAATTTTAGAACACTTTCATAGAACAGCATGTACAGCTCTTTAGCTGTTACGTTGTTCAAAATAAACGAAACATACCAATCCGGATAATCATCTTGTTTTCCATGTGCAAGAATAGAAAATACCTGAGCCATTTCGGAACGGTACCTTACAGCTTCATCAATATTTAAATCTTTAGATTCTCTAATATCCTCAGGGATGCCCATAACTATTGAAGCGCATTTTGATAACACTTCTAAAGTTGGAGGTTTTACAGTAAACTTTAAGGTTTGTTTTCCCTTTAAATCATCTGGGAGCATTGATGCATCTTTAACATCAATAGTATACGTTGTTGGCTTTTCTATCAAAGCCTTGAGTATGTCTTGCTTCTGTTTGTCCATATTCTAAAAAAAGGGTTTCTTAAATTCATAAAAAACCCTTCAAACTAAACTAAAAAACTAAACTTGGAATTTTATTTCGAAAGGCGCGCCTTCAACACTTGCAGCCGATACTGGAGTATTAGCCGTAAGTTGGACGTCCAATGAAAGCAATCCGTTTTTTGTGATATTACCGTCGAATTTCGCTACTACTTTAGCATAAGCAAATGTAATTTCTGTTTTTTTGCCTTCGGTCACGTCTGTTGTAATAACTACCGATAAATATTTATTTGGTACTGTTTTAGGAGCACTCCATACTTTATTGATATCATCCCAAGCGCCACCCATAAGCATGACCGCGCTATCTCCCGTAACTTCGTAAAGTTTAAAGTTTGCGGTTGCTGGATTAGCACCTGTGTTTACTGTTAAATAAGAATCATCTTGCTCTGTTGAAATAGTTTCTTCAGTAGCTTCACTTCCTGTTAAGGTCAATGAATTTAATACTACTGCCGCGAATGTCGTTAAAGTTGCGCCTACTACCCCGTCTCCAGGTAAACCGATCTCGATTTTTTCGACACCTCTGATATTATCTGATTTTGCCATTTTTTACAATGTTTGAAATGTTAATTTTAAATTATAGAAATACATGCTATCTCTGTCTTTGTCTTTGAAAATGCCCTTATCATCATCAATTTGAAATGAAAGGCCATCATAAATGTTATCTTTTACAAGTGGCAATACCACTGCTAATATATCTTGAAACCTATTTAAATTAGCCCTTCCAGATATGACCTCCGGTACATAAATATTCAAATTGGCATAACCAACCTGTAGATATCTGTTCGGATTTGTCAACGTCTTTACTGATATGTTTTCTAACTGATCGCCATCCGGCACATCATTTATATAAACCTTTCCTGTAATTTCATCTGTTACAGATGCCACATTCAGTACTTTGTATAATTTAGATGCTATATCAATACTAGATTTCACTATATTAAACTTTTTATAATTGAACCTAATTCATCACTATCTGGTGATGACCCCGTAATTACATCGAAACCTTTAGCCTCTACATAAGCAGCATAACTCATGCCTGCCACTCCAATTAATACATATCCCTTTGGATATTTTAAAGCAATCTCGTTTGCAAAACTTTGCGCTTGCGACTGACCTTCTGTATTACCTTGAAAATTACGATCTTCTATCTTGCCATCTATTAGAATAATATATCCTATAGAGCTTCTTAGATTTCCAGTTCTATCTGTATAATTACCACTTATTCTCGCCTCATTTACAAATTGCTCTCCAATATATTGAAGCGTTTGCAGTGCTTTATTATCAACATCTTTTTGAAGTTGATTAAAAATGCTTTCAATTTGCTTGCCTTTAAATAGCGCTCTTATTCCAGCCATATCTCGCAGTGTGTTTGATAGGGAAATAATTGTACGATTTTAAACTGCTTGCCGTTAAATACAAAATTTTGACCATCATACTGAAACACGTTCGCCCCAAAATTTTTACAATAAAACTTAGCTGAATAATCCAAAGTCTTTTGTTGTGAATTTGGCTCAAATCTTCCCTGTAATATTGTTTCAACTTTTGTTGATGTTGATATGCCATCGGCATTATCGACTTCAGTTGCAACTACAATTTTACCTGTATGTGGATATCTAGTAATCATTGCTAGCGTCTGAAACACCTACATTAATGGGTTGCGGACTGTATTCTAAAGCTTTAGAATCTTCATATTTGTTGTATAATGCCAACGCTCTATTTTTTAAGAGCGACGTATTATATTCAACAGATAGTTGACCTTCTTTAAACTTAGGCAACAGCACTTTATCCATATATAGATCAGCGGTTACTAACTCAACATCTTTCAAAGAACTTTCTGTATAGGTAGCAGACCCATCAATAGATCTGCTACTTAACACAGTATTTATGTGGTTTACAGAAACATCTATAAACACAGGATTAGCTTGTATGGCTTCAAGAACCGTCATTATATGCTAGCTACCAACTCAGCTTCAAACAATACGATACCTTCTTTTGAGAGTGCATCTATTTTGTTTGATAACGTGCTGTCTTGCTGTGCAACAGTTGCCACAGGCACTTGTTTATCTACTTCACGCGCTGCGTTAATACCAGCTACAACAGATACTTTAGTATAATTCGTTCCGTTATAATTGAAATTAGCATCGCCTTCTGTTTGTGCGTCATCATCTGATTCGGCTTCGTTTGTGTCCATGATATAGATAGAGTCAACATTGTCCAAAACAGGAATTGCGAGCGCTTGTACACTTGTATTTTCCTTCAAAGGATTGTTGGTTCTAAATAAAGAGCCTAAAATGAAGTCATCAATAACGCTATATTCAACATTTTCAACAGGATGGTCAACTTCGGCTAATTCGCCATAAGTTAAAGTTCCCATATCTAAAGTAGAAGTCAAGGTTACGTTACCTCGTTTCCATGGCTCAACTGCTACTTTTTTACCACCTTTTTCAATTTGTACCATCTTATCAATTATGATAAGCGTTACTCCAAATTCATCGGTTAAATAGCTTTGGATATCCTCTTTTTTCAATCTAAAAATTAAAGCAGCATCTACTTTTTGAAACCCTGCAAAAGCATCTTTAAGTTGTGCATTCTTTTTAAAGAGATTAAAAGTGGTTTTATCCATCCATAGATATTTTAATGCATGTCCGTTGCCTCTAGCTTTATTGATAACATTTTCAATATCATCAACTGGCGTTGCATTGGCGTCATTCCAAAGTTTCCCAACTCCAAACTGATTTCCTGATGGAATACCAAAATCAATACGAATCCCTACACCTGTGTTATTAGTATCGTCAATAAGCGTTACACCTTCAGACATAGCTTGTAAGAACATGATATCTAATCGCTCATGAACGCCTTTTACACTATCAGCCAAATCTTCAAAAATCTTTTGAACCAATTGAAGCTCTTTACCACCTCTGGCTTTTAAGTTTTTTAAGGCTTGTAATGCGCTTTCAGTTAAAGCCTTAATCATTCCTAATTTTGGCACTTCACCTTCTGCAGAAGCGTAAGAACCTCTTTTCTTCAATGAAAGTTCAGAATCTAAAGAAACAACATCGGCAGCCACAACACTTGTGTTAGAGCTTAATGATTGCCATTTCATATCTGTAGAGAAATCCTTCTTTAAATACTTTTTGTATTCATACTGAATTTCATTTTCCGTATCGTTTACCTTTTCGGTAATACCTTTTGCTATACTTGGAAAGTATTTAGCAATATAGTTTTTGAATATTGATGCTACCATGGCCTTATTCGTTTATAAATCTGATTAAACTTAAATCCGTTTTAGCACCTGCGGGCACGGCATATTTTACCCACGCTTCATTTACTGTTCCGCGAACCAAGATTGCAGCTTGTGCATTTGTTGTAAGAATTGAAGCGATCAAAATACCTGCATAGGAATATCCAGCAGGTTTCGTTCCTGATGTTGGAAGCGGTTTAAAAATCTTACCAGTGGCATCATCTACGATTATAACATGTCCGGCAGATATCTCTGTATCACCAAATCCTGTTACATCCAAAGTTCTGCCCCCAGCTACCGTTTCCAAACATTTTGTAATTACCACCGAATCATTGGTGGTATCTACGCTGTTTTTACTCGTTAAATTAGCTGTTGCCATTTTTTCGTTTTTTAAAGATTAAATTAAATTAGCTACAATAGCATCAACATCTTCTTTGTTGGCTTCATCATTTTTAGATTGCCCCCCAACAGGTAAGCCTCTTCCAGAATTATCTCCCACAATAGCTGTGTGAATTTCTTGGTGTTCGGATTCTAAGGATTTTACTTGATCTTCGAATGATGTTTCGCTTTCTAAATCGATTCTGGACAACCACTTCTCTTTGAGTTTGTCTGGTAGAGCTTCGGATTTTGTAATAGCAGCTTTTGCTTGTTCTAATTTAGATTCAGTGGTTTTAGATTTTTCGATTCCGTCAACCTTTTCCATTAAAGCTTTTGCCCAAGCAGGCATTTTATTATCATTGTTTTGCGCGCCATCTTCGTCATCATCATTGTCATCTCCATCAATTTGCTTGAAGTATTTATCCTTAAATGTCTTAATGCCGGCAGTTACTTTTTTATCGTGCTCACTTTGCAATGATTTAGATAATTTAAGCACGCCGTCGAATCCATTTTTTTCGATAAAATCTGCAAATTCTTGAGATCCCAATACTTGAGAAAAGTCTAATTGTGAATCATTAGATTGAGTTGATTGCAATGAGATTATAATCCCCTCAATTTGATCTTCAGATGTAATATTAATGTTCTGTGCAAGTTCCTCGTTAAGCCCTGCCTTTTTGAGTGCCTTTTTGAGTTTCCCTTTTAACATAGTAGATAATTTAGATTATTATTAGATGTTAAAAGTATATTGCAAACCAAATACAATAAAGAGATTGCTGCTTATTTGTCGGTAGTTTCCTTTAATAAGTCGATTTGAATCGTTTTTGTGGATGTAAAAAGCATTTCTGAAGCCTCAATCATTAAACTTTTAATATTTTTTTTGTTTTGGTTTTTTAAAAAATACCAATCGACAAATAGTTTTCGTTTTTCAAGTAGGCGTTTGTTCCTTTTCATTTTTTCCAAGTTTTCGTTAATTCCGTTTAGTTTTAGGTAGTATTCAAATTGATGATGGCTTTCTACAATGTGATTGAATTGTACAAATAATTCTTCTGGCGTTATGTTTAATCCGTGATCTATAATGTACTGTTCTACTGATTGTAATAAGTCCAAATTCGCTTATTTAGTTTTTAATGTTGATTTTTTAAGAGCAAACCCATCCTTGGTATTCTTAAAATTATCCCTTATAAAATAAGGCTTACTGCTTAATCCTTTAATTTTATCGGCGTTCTCTTGTAGGTATTTATTTGCTCTATTTGGTATGGCGCTTATAAACTTGTTATCCGCAATAGACTTGCCTTTAAGTTGCTTAATAAAATCCTGCTTTGATGCTAGTTTGGTAGTGGTGAAGCATAGGCAATTAGCGTGCCATCCAACAAATTTAAATTCTTTTGGATAGTCGCCAACTAATTCGTCGCAATTATGAACCACTACTCCGTTAACTATATATGAATTATCTTCTTCAACTTGAAAATTCCATTTAGTTATAGGTGTAGTTTGCTTTTGTTTATAGTGTCTAACCTTTGAAATTGGATATTCTAAAAACTCATATTTTTCTTCATGATTATAAACAACTCTTTGAATTTCATCAGAAACACTTTTTAAATCATTTCTTATTTGACTTCCTTTAAATCTTAGAACCATATAACCCATAGATTCTAATTCACGTTGTCTTTCTAAGTCCTTTTTTACTGTCTTTGAGTGCCAAAAATCACCATCACATTCAATTATAATTTTGTAGTCGCTTAATACAAAATCAGGTTTAAAGTATCTTCTCTGTCCGTTTGGTTTTTTTGCTTTGTTTCTAAAAACTATTTTTTGTGTTTCGTTGCTTATTTTTAACTCACTTAATAACCATTGCATTTTTTTTTCTATAAAAGAACGGTTGTGCGAATTACCAAGTGCTTGAGCTGATTTTCTAATGTTTTCTGGTTGAATAAATGGATGTGTACCATTTTTCATTTTTCTATCAGATATCGCTTTTAATGACTTTGTCCTTTTGGCTATAGCGGATTTAGACGTTATGTTTTTTACATTTTCTCCTGAATTAACCCAATCCTCAAGATATGGTATTCTACCACCATTATCTTTAATGACTTTCATTCTTTTTTCTGAAACCGACTTTACGTGCTCAGGGTTTTTCCATTGATTTGTAGCTGTGTTTCTTGAAGAACATGATTTTGAACAATATTCTCTATACATTGGAATTTTAGTATCACATGATTTACATCTAGTTGCTAAAATTTTAATAACATTACCAGTTTTAGCCGAATCAATTCTTTTCCATTCTCCATTGATTAAAAAAGGATGATTTGAGGTTGCAGAAATGTTCTTTGTTTTACTTCTATTATCATAAGGCACTTCGTATTGGATTTCAGTTTTATCAACATCATAACAAGTACTTTTAAATAATTTCGATACTTTTCTAAATCTACCTTTATGGGTTAAAACTAAATCTCCGGCTTCTATGTCTTTTATGTACTTCTGTCCTTTGGACGTAGTTATTTTATATTGCCATGCTGTAAAACAAATATCATATTTAGGATGAGCCGGACTTAAATTAACGGTAACTCCTAAAACAAATGGCAGTTTCTTTCTACGTTCAAAATCGGCAGTTCTGTAAGCTATATTAACTTCGTTTCTGGCCAATCGCAAAGCATTTTTATACGATGAACGATATACACCTCGACCAGGTTTGAAATTTTTGGCAGGATCACTTAGCTTTAATCTGCCGGTAGTCTTATCTCGAAGTCTTCTAAAACGTCTTGTTGGATGTTTAAGGTAGCGTTGCAAGTCTTTTGCTAAAGATGTGGCGCTTCTGCCCTCAGTTAATCCCGATGCAATGAAATATTCTAATTGACCTTTGGTTTGTTTGGAAAGATTCCAAACCCGATCAGATAAATTCAACCCGTTTTGAGAACGTTTTAAAAAAGCTTGAAGAGCTTCGGTGTTTCTTTGAAAGAATATACCGTCATTAGGTAGTGTAATCCCTTTTATATAGTCATTAACCATAACATCGTTATGGGTGTTAGATAATTCCCAGGCTTTAGACGATTGGCCATAAATATGGTTCAGAATTATAGGGCGGTGCTTGCTTAAAACGTTATCTACCGCTTTTTTAACGGTTTTGTTTTTAAACCATAATTTGGAACTATTGTTGACTTTATACTTCTTTAACACAGCTGCCAAGTCTCTGGCCATAGATGCATATATCTTACTTAATGATGCATCTTGGTTTGATAATAGGCTTAGGAGCTGTTTATGATTTGGCATTTAATTTAATCTTTAGATTTAACCTTATGCTTTTCAACAAACTGATCAAAAGACAAATTACCATCCACGAACAAAGTTGTGTCTGTTTTTTTTGAAATATTATGCTTTACCAAAACATTGTGATAGTGGTTTGAATATCCATAGGCCACAGTTAAAGTGGTTTTGGTTTCATTAATAATTTCCTGTTTATCAAAATCTTTTGTTTTTGAAAACGCTTCAATTTTCTCTTCTTTTTTTGTTGCCATTTTAATATAGATTTCTGGTTAAACTTATGGGGTTAATCCCAAATTCACCATCGATAGATGGTTTATAAGCTTCACTTTCACAAAGCATTCTTGCTTTTATTTTTTTACGATGACCGCCTGCTATAACAATAATATCTGCATCAAACATTGTAGTAGAGATTGGTTCAATAGATTTTATTTCAAAAGACTTAATTCTTACTGTAATTAGCTTCTTTAAATCTGACTTACTGTGTTTTGTTTTCCACGTTTTATTTGTAAGCGCGTACATCTTTTTAAAATCAAGATCTTTCCAAGCTTGTAGAAATGAATTTATTTTAGTTTGGGCTTCATTTTTCATTAATACCTAATTTTATTAATGTATTTTGAATTGATGTTAACTCATAATCATATACCTCTATCTCGTATCCATTATTAGAGACAGCTATTTTTACACCTTCTTTTCTAATTATAATACCAACAACTATGTGTATTTTTTGTTCTTCGTCAGTTATTAAATAAACCGTTTGCCCTATTTGAAAAGGCACTTTAATTTCATTCATATCCATTTGGGTGCTTTTCTTTTGTTGTTTTTAATTGAAAATAAATTGTTTTGCCCCCAAATATTATAGACCTGGGATAGTGAGCATCCGCAAGCTTTAGCTGTTGATTTAGCAATTAAATTGCCATGACATGCTAATATTTTATCTTTTAATTTCATTAACACTTTTTAAATCCTTTAATAGAATGCCTTTTAGTTGAAGCATAGTGTGGGTTTCTAATCTTATTCGTTTTACTGTGTACTATTCTCAAGCCCCTAACCTCATTAATCTTTTTTACGGTATGCTTTGGATTACCACCAAACAAAACCCATTTGAGTTTTATAAAAAAGATTCTTATGTTTTTAAAGAGCTTCATTATGGATTTAAACCTTATCAGATTCTAATTGATTTAGATAGATCTCCTTTTTTCCGATTTTTTGCTGAATGATATTTTTCTTTTTAGCTAATTCCGCTTTTTCATTTTCTAATTCGTCTAGCCTCCTATTGTAATGGTCAATATCATTTTGAACTAAGGCTTGTTTTTTTTCAATCATCTCATTTGGTGTCATATATAATTTTGATTATTTATTGTATATAATTTTCGATAAACATTGTATTAATTAACAGTATCTCCCAACTCCAATTGCCCTTCAGATTTAATATTCTCAAGTTCTTCATCATTATTGTTGACTAAGGGGTTAAAGCTAACGGCTGTTTTTTGGCTCATAACAGGCTTGTTACCCGTGGCATCAGATAATATTTCAATAATTTCCTTAAGGTTTTCAGGGAGCACACTCGTAAATTCTACATCAATCTTTAATGCATCCAGTTTGGCCTTAAGGCTAGTATTAGATATATTGGATATCCCGGCCTTCATGACATTGATTATCCGACTAATTAAAATTTGATAATCGCCCTTACCTTCCTTAGCTTTTAACATGGGACCTAAGAACATAAGTTTTAAGGCAATTCCAGATATATTACCTATGCCTTTTACGTTATCGAAAGATAGATCCGGCGTATCTGTGAGCCCATATATTAATGCCTTTTCTGTTTCAAATTCAAGCTTTAAAGCCTCTGGTGCACGATCCCAACCAATTACTTCTAGATCGGCTTCAATAACATTCCCTTTATCGGTTTCAACGATATCCAATTTAACCATTTTGCCTGTTTCATCTTTTTTAGGAATCGATTTAACAGCACCTTTCACTTTGTACATGGGCGAGGCGAAATAATCATTGGTGTCCCCAAACTTAGAGAAAGACATCTCGAATCTATCAATTAAGTCTTGAACCTCCCACCACTCAGGATGGTCCTGTGATAAATATACCGCGGGGATCTTTTTAAATAAATTTGTCTCTTTGTTTTCTTCTACCCAATCTTTAGATGTTCTCTTAAATGTATATTTAACGTCATTCGTCCACACATATAAATAGCCAACATCCTTATCGCTTTCTTTGGTAGTGTATTCCCATCCAAAGGCAATCATATCTCCAAAGGCATCAAACACAGGCAATAGCTTTCCGTTTTTAGAGGTTTTAAGACTGGATTTTATCTTAACTTCCTTCTCACCTTCCTTTTTAACATCAAAAAATATGATGGCTGCCTCGGTTTCAGATTTAACTGCTCTGCATAGTTTTAGCAACATAGGATCCATTCGCAAATCATCCCATAAATCGATTATTGCTAAAAAGGCGTCTTTGTTTTGATCATCGCTTTGGTCCTGATTTTTTCGTTCAACCAATTTCACAGGGTTTCCAAATAGAAAAGTCGATGCTGTTTTTACAATCTGGCGCTGAAAAGGAATAGGGATTTTAGTGACTTTGATCGTTTCGTTTTTTGAGATTTTATCTTTACGTTTTCCTACCTGTGTGTCCCTTATATCACGCTCATTATTGAACTCTTTGGTATAGTTCTCGACATCGGGCTTTTTAGACATCATAGGAATAGCCTCATTAATTTTACCCGTTTTTAATAATTCTAAAAAATCCATATTTTTCTAATTGTGGCGAATTCGCCGTATTTAAAACAACCCGAGGTCGTTTGCGCTTATTTCTGTTTCGTGAACGTAAATTTTAGGCATAATATCAAAGTATTCATTCATCATAAAACCGTCTAGTAAATCAGGACTACCCCCTGTTAAATACTTTTGTTTCATTTCGTCTTTACCAATCAATCTAACAGGCTCTTCATCTCGTTGGACTTTGGTTTTAATAGCTTTTCTTTCAAACATCAATCGCTGCCGAACTGTCATTTTATCATCATACATGGTATTGGCAACGTTTTCAGAAATAAAGCTTTCGCTTCGTGAAACGCGTTCACCCGAATAGATGAAGCATTGTGTTTTTAGATTGTAGAATTTTCTTTTATCGTTTGTTTCAATAGCTTTAGATCCATTATGAAAAGCTATAGCACCTTCAATAAAACCATTGTTCTCACCTCCAATAAATGCACCCACGCCATCTGCATCGTAAATAACTTTAGAGTTTCCAACTTGGTGTTTACTTTGAAAAAGGGTAATTGCATCAATAACATCTTTCCCAGATGATTTATCAATAATCAGAATATCTTCTAATCGATAGCCTTCAAAATAGCTTATGATAAGCTTATCCTTACCGCCCATTGCGACATCAACAGTAATTCTTTTATCTGAGGGTTTTACGAAATTATTTTTAAATACATCCCTGAAATGATTATAATCATAAACGTCTGAAGGATTTAATGACACTTTCCAGTTACCGTCGAGAAGTTGCAGCTTTGAGTCTGAACTCTGAGCTGCTAAGTTTGCTAAATACTCAGGATTTACACTTAAAAGCGCTTTGTTTTCATAAACAGAGCCACCAATAAACGTAAGTGATTTGATAAAGTTTTCTGGAGGTAAACCTGCTTTTTCTGATAAAGGAAAAATAAAATATGAGGCTTTTTTAATGCATTCATCTACAGTGCTCGCCCAAATCATGGTATCACCATCTTTGGCAAAATATCTTATAACACCTTGTCGTTCTGGAATTGGAAAACCATCATCACCTATCCACCATTTAATAATTTCGTATAACCAACTATCAGGATCAGGATTGCAGGTTGCTCTAACTCTTGGTTTTACACCACAGGTTGAACGGTTACGTGATAAAAGATAAAAGAAAGTGTCTTTTGAAAAGTGTGTAAGCTCATCAAGCCCAATAAATGGTATCTGAGAACCTTGCCATGAAGTTACATTCTTTTCATGTTCTAAATGGCTGAATTTTAGTTTTGATCCGGTAGGAAACGTCCAATTTAATTGCGTTTCATTAGCTTTACCAGCAACATACGGATATAACTTTTTGCTTTCATCCCACAAACCACCAGCTGCTGTAATTTGTGGCGTTGTTCTTCTGAATATAACAGCATTAAAATCAGGTATCTTAATATCCCTTAACGGGTCTAAAAGCAACGAAAATGTTTTACCAGCTCCAGCAGCACCACCACCAATAACAATATCAGCACTAGAAGAAAGTGCCATCATCTGATATCCTGGTTGTGGCGAAATTACCTTAGCCTCTGCCATTGTCAGGAATATTAAAAATAACAACGTTATTTGATTCCTTTTGATTATTGTCTTTTTCATAACCACCTAAGTGTTTCATAAGTTCAATTATGTTTGCCCTACGGCTTGATAATTTCAGTTTCTTGGTATAGCCTACTGTAACAGGGCCATCTTTAATTTCATCAATATCCAAACCTTCAATAACCAATCTAGTGTCTTTAGGGATATCTTTTAAAAGCTTCATCGTTCCATCATCGTTAAAAATATCAGCAACATCAAATTTTGACATTAACGAAAGCATTTGGACACAATCATCAACATTCATTTTATTTCTTTCCCTAATGTCTTTTTGAAGTTTTTTGATATATTCTTTTACCTTAACAGACCTTAACAGCCGACTAGCTTGGTTTTCTGCTGTTTTAATGGAATATCCAGAACGAATAGCTGCTTGTTTTCCGTTTAAATCTTTGACATATTCTTGACAGAAACGTTTCTTTTTTGGGGTAAGCTTTATTTCTTTAGATGTTGCCATATGTCTTAAAAAAAGATAGTCTTTCCTATCAGTCAGAATCACTATTCAATTCGGTCAGATAATTCTTTTTGATAATCATCTGCTTGATACACAAATACACTTACCAGTACTAGATATTGATTTACTACACTTATCAATTCAACAGGATGGACTTCTCCAACAACTGCATTGATTTCCGAATTTTGGCTCAGGTCAGTAGTAGTTAAACTGAATCCCGTTGCACTCACAATCAGTGAGAATACAATTAGAAGCCGCGAAATCGCTTTCATTAATTTTTAATATTATGCTTCGGTAAAATCAACATAGTATTCTTTACCAATTTCAAAGGCGTTTGATCCCTCAGTTTCATTTGAAATTTGCAGATTAATTAAACCTGCAGGTGTATATTTAGAAAATGATTTATTCTCATCACTTCCATCAATTACTGGTGAAAATGAAACATGTTTACTTTCGTTTTGTGAATCTTCTACTAATTCAACACATTCAAATTTTGCTCTTACTTTTGACATAATTCTAAATGTTTTTTCGCGTTATATGACATACATTGACATCAAAAATAACACATTATGTTATAAAATCAATAATTTTTTTAAATCTTTTTCAATATTTTGATAATTATTTGCTGTGTAACGCAATACTTTCCAACCCATAATTTGAGCTAAATTATATTTTTCACAGTCTGTTGTAAAACCTTTTATCGTGGTGTGCCGGCTCTTTTTAGAGAATATACCTTCGTATTCAATAGCAATTTTCAAATCTGGTAATGCCCAATCAAAACGAAATTTTCTAACATCATCAAACTGTAGCTCTTCAACATAGTTTTCAATCATACCTTCACGTTTGAGCACCCAAAGCAATGTCTTAATCGATTTTTTTCCTGCCGAAATCTTGCCATTTATGATATTTTTTTTTACTAAAACGTTAGATTTATTTTTATTTTCTTTGAAATTGTGCTTCAAATTGAGCCTATCTAAGTCTTTTTTGGTCCAGGACATAGCTAAAACGGTAAATCATCCTTCTCATCTTCGATAGGAACGTTTTTAGTTCCAAAAGCATCCTCAGGTTTTTGAACCGGCGGCGGTAGCGGTTCCCAAACATCATCAGGGTTAGGTAAATCCTCAAATCGCATGTATTTTAATTTACAACCAACACGAGTATAACCTGTTAAGCCTTCTCTGATTTTAGCTACGTCAATTTCACATTGATCTTTAGTAGACCCTCTTTCATCATCATCCCATTCATCGATTTTATAATATTCCGGGCGGTAAATAAAAGCAACAACATCTGCATCTTGTTCAATAGCTCCTGACTCTCTTAAATCGGACAAAATTGGGCGTTTACTACCTCCTCTAGTTTCTACAGCTCTTGAGAGTTGAGACAAAGCAATTATGGGTATTTCGAATTCCTTTGCTATGCCTTTTAAAGTTCTTGAAATGTATGATATCTCCTGTTCTCGATTTCCGAAACTCTTTTTACCAGACACTTCCATTAGTTGTAAATAATCTATATAAACAATTTTAACACCGTTCTGTCTTACCCACTTGCCAATGATTGTTTTTGCACTCATAATATTCAAATTACCTTCGTCGTGCATTTGAATAGGTAAGTTGGATATTTTAAAACCTTCTTTTTTTAAAACTTCTCTTTCTGACGGAGTTTGTTTTTTTGGATCTTTAATTCTTTCAGCATCAATTGAAAATTCCTCTGCAGCTAATCTTCCAATAATTTGAATGTTCATCATTTCCAATGACAGGATACCAACTGGAATTTTTAATTTTGCTTGATGCTTAGCCTCATTTAAAATAAGTGCTGTTTTGCCCATTCCTGGACGAGCTGCTATAATAATTAAATCGCCAGGGTAATAGCTTAGTTTTCTACTAAGTAATTTGCTTGGAATTCCTGCTGTTGGATTTTGGTTATTTTCTAAAAATTTATCATAACCGGACTTTAAGTCTGTTGGTTTCTTTCGTAGCAACCATTTTGATGTGTCATCCAAAGATCTTTGCGACTCTTCAAGTAAATCGAAAACGTCTTTTGTTTCATCATAAGACTCTTCAATCATTTGACTGGCAACCCAAATAGCGTGGCGTTTAACGTAGGTTTGCATTATAATTCTACAATGATAATCTATGTGAGCTGATGAAGTAACGTTTTGTGATAATTCAATTAGATAGAAATCGCCGCCTATCAATTCTAATTTTTTTTTGCTTTTAAGTTTTGTAGAAACCGTTAATAAATCAATTGGCTCGCTATCTGTGAACAAATCCAGCATGGCCAAGTAAATATGCCGATGCGCTTCTTTGTAAAACACAGTATCGTTGTCGCTTATAATTTCTACAATCTCCGACATAACATATTTAAATTGAAGTGCACACCCAAGTATTGATTTTTCGTAATCGATAGCCTGAGGAGGAATTTTACCTTTTTCAAGGGTTATAACAGAACTTCTATCTAATTTTAAGTTTGATATTTGTTTTGGTTGATTCATTTTAAAATCGGTTTCTTTTTTGAGGTTTATGGGTTTGATCTGTTTTCTGAAATTTTTGTTTGTCTTTTATTTCGTTTTTTATCCAAGTGTTAAGGAGCATTTTAAATTGTGGCATTAGCTGTTTTGGTTCAAATTCAATTTCATCTTTAGATAACATAAAATCCATTTTATTATTAAAATATTTTATGAGTTCTTCTTTATCTGAAATCATTCTATGATTTTGCATCCATAATTCATCCAAACGTTGTTGGTTAAATTTTTTTAAAATATGAAATGGGGTTAAATTTTTTATACTCTCCTTTTCTTTTATTTCCTCTTCTTTACTATACTCTTCTTTACTTTGTGGGTTTCCGTCACCTTTAAGGTTACTTTTTATAGGTTTAGGGTTACTTTTTGCTAGTTTCCGTATCCCTAAACTACTTAAAAGTATGAGTAATGAATTTTTATCTATACATTCATTTTTACGTTTCTTGTAAGCGTCTTTTATACTTTCTGTGAATTTTTCATTAAATAAAATGTTATTTTCCTCCCATAATTGTTTATCAAATTCCTTCAATCTTACTAGATCGTTTATAATATTTTTAAGCAATTCCTCACTTATTAAACATCGGTCTGACAGAAACATAATTTGTACTTCATCGGATAAGTCTAAATAATGAAAATCCGTATTACCTAGCTCTTCTAGTATTTTAAACCACGTTGCATATCCATCGTTTTTATATTTTTTTTCTAGGTAACTCATTTTCTTACCATGATTTACGGGATGTGGAAAATATTCTACTTTATTTAATTGATGTCTGGCCATAGTCTAATATTTTTTATTTGTGAAGTGGATAACACACGCATCGTGAGCATCTTCTGTAAACCAGCTCCAAAAATCGGTAGTAGATAAACCATCATTTTCCTCTATTTTAAAACGGTTTAACTGTTCAGTTATATGATCGTCAATAAATACAAATTCAGAATCAGCTAGGACTTGACATTTTTGAATACCCACTTCCCCCTTTCCAAGAATTTTAATAGATTTTTGAGGAGATATAAAAGGTCTGTCGGTCCAAGTTCTAACATGAAGCTCTGCAACGCCTGCATTTACTTCATCAATCTTTTTCTTCCAATGCTTATAGCTTTTTCTAAGCGTGTGTATTTTTGTGCCATCTAATACCTTATCTGGAAATCCTGTAAATTCCCCAGCTCTAGGATGTGCCTTTAAAAATCTAGTCGATACTATTATTACATGTTTTTTCATTATGAAATTATTTTAATTCTTTCGCCAATAGCTTTACTTAATTCTACCATATCAAACAAAGTTGGTACCGATAATTTATATTCTATGGATTTTAAATAATAAAGGCCGTCATCGTAATAATCTGGATTCAATTCCATGCTCCAAGATTTACGTTTCATAATTGCAGATACGTATGCTGTTGAAAACAATCCCCCAAAAGGATCTCCCACAATTTCACCTTCATTTGTGTATTGAAAAATCAAACGTTCAATAAGATCTAACTGAAGTGGACAAATATGCTTTTCTTTTTTACGATTAGCTTGATTGGCATTTAGGGTTTTAAGCCTATTTACATCATTCATCACATCAGGGCCATTTGGACGGTTCATAAGAGTCATCATTTTTTTTGATAGCTTTCCAGCTTGATCTAAAGTCTCAGATGCTTCAATATGAAGTTGATAATCATATGGTACCACTCTACAATATTCCTTCCACCATGCATAAATGGTTTTCGGGTTCATGGTTTCTGCCTGTTCTAAGGTTAAAAAGCGATTACCGTTACTTTGCCAAATAGCATGCGCATCTAATTGCCATCGTGCTAAAGAATAAGTTTCTTTACATTTTGCTACAGGCAAATCTGCATAAGCATTATTATCATCGCTAGGTGTTTTTCTGAAGAGCAAAATGTATTCTGGCAATCCACATCCCATTTTAGTACTATCTTTTACAAGTTCACCCCACGTTAATCTGTAGGTTTGATTATTTTCTTGTACCACATCCGTAGGTACGGTAATTTTACCTATTAAATGAAATCCGTGCTTTGTAAAGCTTCTTACAGTTTCACCGCTAAAATCATCAATACTCGTATAACTGATACCTTTTTGATATCCGTAACGAATCCTATCCTTAACATGAACGGCACATATTCGCCCAGGTATTAAAGATTTTAAAAGTTTAGGAACTAAATAATCCATCTGCTTAAAGAACTTTTCATTTGTTGCATTGTGACCAAAGTCGTTATAATTGTTACTATACTCGTAATGATTGCCAAACGGTATAGATGTAACTATTAAACCAGTACTATTTTCCTCAATGTAATCCATTGCTTTAACGCAATCTTGATTCCACACTTTAGCGTCACCAACTATAGCAGATCTCTCATTATTAAAAATTTTTCTTTTCATATCACTTGAAATTTTATTTGTATTAAGGCCATATTCTCTAACCAGATTGATCATTTCGGTTTGAAGCTCGATGTGCCGCTTCCATTTCGCTTTGAGTTCTTTTAGTACCTCACGTTCATTTTGTGTGTGAATGATGTAAATATGAACTTCTTTGTCTTGTTTAAATCGATATATCCGATGAACTGCTTGAATGAAATCATTGAACTTATAATCGATTCCAACAAATATGGCACGACTGCAATGATGTTGAAAATTACATCCTGAACCTGCTATCTTTGGTTTGGTTGATAAGATTTGAAATTTGCCTTCAGAATAATCAATTAGTAATTTTTCTTTATGTTCATTGGTTTGAGAACCATAAACAGATTTTAAAACCACATCTTTATTACATCGCTTTTCTATGGCCACACGTTCAGCTTCGCGATGATGCCAAAGTATTACATTTGAATAAGGGAATTCATTTTCAATAATTTCAAAAGCCTTGTTAACACGTAAATCTATGGTTTCAGATTTCTCTCGAGATGTATCAATAAGACTTTTAGTAACGTCTTTAAACATCACTAATTTACCACCTTTGTTGATAATGGGCTTATTGCTTAAATTTTCAACCTCTATTTCGTGGATGTGCATTTTAGGTAAATCATACCCATCATCGCTATAACCTAAATCACTTGGCTTATTTATAAAAACAGCCCAACTGCTCACCCATTTCCAAAAGTCCTCGCGCTGTGTATCATTTAGTTTTAAGTTACCTGCTTTTTTAGGATCACGTTTAAAGAATTGAGTAAGTGCATGACCTCGATCAATAACACCTAAAAATTGCGCATAGTTTAATATCTCTATGTAATTATTAGGTGTAGGCGTGGCTGTGAAAACAAATCGATAAGGTACTTTAGAAAAATGCTTGAGCACATAATTTGTGGTTTCGGTTTTTAAGTTTCTTAGAACAGATGCTTCATCAAAAGAAATCCCACCAAATTTTGAGGCATCGATATCTCCTTTACGGATCCGTTCGTAGTTTGTTAGATAAATGATTGGTTTAATGTCTTCAATGCTATCAGTATCGGTTATGTATATAATTTCAATTCCGTTATTAAGCATTTCATTATCGCGCTTAAATTCACCAATAACACCCAACGGTAAACCGATTAAAAAAGGCTTTTTAGTTTTCTTAATTATCTGTTCGGCAATAGCTAATTGCATGACGGTTTTACCTAAACCAAAGGATGCAAATACAGCTCTACGACCTCCTTCTAAACTCCATTTAGTGATGTCTTTTTGATGGTCCATAAGTATTTTAGGCAGTGCATTGCTTTTTACCTTAAAACCGTAAGATTCTGCGATAATTATTTTATCTTTTATAAAATTATTGTAACTCATTTATTAGAAGTATTAAATAGCTTGTCTTATGGTTTTTAATGAATTATTTGAAACGTGGTAATATATTTCCGTGGTCTTTGTGTTTTGGTGCCCCATTGATTTTGAAAGTGGAGCGAGTTCAGTTCCGTTGTCAAGGGCGTATGTAGCGAAACTATGCCTAAGAAAATGGAAAGATGCTTTTTGGTGTATGTGCTTTTTAACGATTCGCTGAATACTTGATTGAGAGTATTTATTTTTAAACTGTCCATTAAACACATAATCTTTAGGTTTATATTGCTTCCAATATTCTGTTAACAGATCAATCATGTTGTCGTTTAGAATGGTTGTACGGTCTTTTCGTCCTTTTCCGTTGATTACAGTCAAGGTGTTTCTTTTCCGGTCAAGGTGCTCCCATTTTAGATTTATGACCTCGGATATGCGCAACCCACAGCTTAGACCAAGAGATAAAATAGCCTTATGTTTTAAATTATTTATTTTGTTTATTTTTTCTGCTAATAATTCAGCATCAATAATCTTTGGCAACTTCTTTTCTTTCCTGGGTCTGACAATGTTTAAAGTATTTAACTTTCTGCCAACAACATTTATATAAAGAAATTTAACTGAACTAATAATTTGGTTTTGTTGCGATATCGAGGTGTAAGGATATGATTCTAAATAATTTTCAGCTTCTTTAACCGAAATATGATATACATCCTTATTGAAACTAATTAAGAACTTTTCAGAGTAACTAAGATAAGTTTTTATAGTCTGTTCAGAATAGTTTCTAAACCTCAATTTTTTTTCTAACTTTTCGAGAGTTGACTTGCTTTTTTTGTTCATAATCAGTTATTTAAGTTATATGGTTGATATATAATAGTTACCTGCAAGTGCTAAGTTCCTGTTTCAATCAAAGGTTCGTGCATTTTATCCGTAACAATATTTTTTTTCTTCCCTTCTTTTTTCTCACTCATACCTTTTAAAATATGCGTAATAACATCTACAGTCCAACCATTACCAATCATTTTATAACGTTGGCTATTGCTTACGTGGTTTGTGTAATTATCTGGTACTGTTTGTAATCTTTCACATTCAATCGGTGTTAGTTTTCTAAACCAATCATTTGTTACTTTACATAAGTTTTGAGAAGAAGCAGTTAAACAATTACTTTTTTCTAACATTAAACGTCCTCGTCTTGTTTTGCTTTTTATAAAAGTCAAGTCAATACATTGTCCTGGACCTACTTCAACAAATCCTTTTTTAGTTGCTTCTGGTATTACCCAAACAATTTGCCTTCTACTTTTAGAAATATATTGAGAAGCATTAGTGCCTTTAAAATAATTTGCATCAATACAATAAGCCTTATCTCTATCAACTTCCCCAGATTCTAAAATTGTTTCTAATAAAATACCTTTGTCTTTTGGCACTTCAACACCTGGTATATTAGTCCAATAAAGCCTATCTCTTGTTTGCCCAGAAACTAATTTAGAGTTTATTCTAATTGGCTCAACACCTAAAGCATCTGTAATTACATCTTGCCACTCTTGTTTCATCTTTACGTTTTCTAACAAGAATAATAAATTAGGGTTTTCGCTTTTCAAGTCTTTTAGAAGTCTTACATATTCCCAAAACAATCTACTTTTACCATCAAACCCAGATTGATCACCACCTCTACTAAAACTTTGGCAAGGACTACCGCCTGCAAATAATTGTATCTTATTAGAGCCAAATGTTTGTTTTGTAATAAACTCAATATTACCTAATTGTATAGTGTTTGGATAATTTGCTTGCGTTACTTTCATTGCGTATTTATCAATTTCAGAAGCAAAATACTTATTTATTGGTATTCCTAATTTATCAAGTGCAATCTGCAAACAACTCATTCCATCAAAACAAGACAGTACGTTTAGTTTTGCTTCCTGCGTCAGCAATTTGCCATCGCTCAAAAAAATATTATTACTAATTTTAGTCATTATTCAAAGTTTTGTTATTATCAATCGCACCAGTCAGGTAATTGAGTAGACGGGTGACGACTTAAAAGTCGTCACTGCGCCTCTCACACCACCGTACGTACGGGTCTCGTATACGGCGGTTCACCAAATTGAAGTTTGCGTATTATTAATGTAATCTAACAAAGGTTTATACCCTTTTCGTTTAAGTCTAGAGACTGTAATAGTAGTCTTTAGAATAGGACTTTGAGCAACTGCCCAGCCTCCCATTCTTGTTCTACTCCAAGCATAGGCTTGTCCGATTTCTATACCTAATTGAATTAGGTTTTTACGTTTCCGTTCTAGTTTCTTCCAATCGTGCCAAATACAATAGCGCAACCGATTTCTTAGCCACTCATCTAGCTTTTTACTTTTTGCATAGATGTTGGTTAAGCGGTAATTGTTCATCCAGCCTCGGCAGACTTGATTAAGTCGTTCGAGTCGTTCTAACAACGACATGGGTTTGGTTTTCTTGGTTATACTTTTTAGGTTACGTTTAAACTTTGCCCAACTTTTATTGGCTACCACTAGTACATATTGTCCTTTTACACCCTTTTTATAGATGGGTACAAAACCATGCCCGAGTAACTCAAAGTTTACAGGTCTGCGGATGCCACTTTTGGCTTTGTTTATAGGTAATTTAAGTTTATCTTTTAAGAAGACAAACAGTCTATTTCCTATTTGTTTAGCCTCGCTTTTGCTTTTGGCGTAAACGCTAAAATCATCAGCGTAGCGAACATAACGCAAGCCCATGCTTTTCATTTCTTTGTCCAAAACATCTAACATAATATTAGATAATAAGGGACTAATTGGACTGCCTTGCGGGATGCCTTTTCTGCGCTTTTGGAGTTTTCCATCTATTAATATGGGAACTCTAAGCCATTTTCGGATTAATCGCAAAGTGGTCGGACATTTTACCTTGTGGTAAATAAGTTGCAGTAAGATACAGTGGTCTACTTGGTCAAAGAATCCTTCTAAATCAATATCTACAATATCTTGATAACCAGAATTGATATACGTTTGAGCTTGTAATACTGCTTTTTGGATGTTCTTTTGTGGACGGAAACCGTAACTAACGGGTTCAAAATCATATTCAAAATGAACCATTAATTGTTGACTTACCGCTTTTTGAAGCCACCTATCGACTACAGTTGGTATTCCTAATAGTCGGGTTTTACCCTGTCCTTTTGGAATGGTTACTCCTAATATTGAATTTGGATTATAGCTGTTTGTGCGAATAGTCGATAGTATAGTCGAACGGTTTTCTAATATATAAGCGGAAAGCTCCGTTGTTTTCATACCATCTACACCGCTCGCGCCTTTATTGCGCTCCACTTGTCGTGTTGCTTTAAAAAGGTTTGTTGCTGATAATACGTTTTCAATCATAGGTTTAATAATTCGTGTACTCCTGTTGGTTTAAAACTAGGCTAGCTAGGCATCCTAATCGAATTCCAACGTAATTTAATGTTCTGTCCTTCCCTACTTGTGAGACCATCTGAGGTATTGCCTCAACTCGTTTCCCGTAGGTACTATGACCTCTGCTGACTTCTCCAAATAACCAACTCGTAGTTTTGGAGACCTCCCCAGGTAATGACATCTTCTTTCTCTCAATCACTGCCGTATCTACATATTTACCCTTTTGGTGTTCGTTGGGCGTTACAATGATGTGCTTGCTTACCCAAGTAAATATGCCTCTGTATACGATTTCTGTTCGTCAGTACCGAGTTTTGTAGTTCCGCTTCCTTCAGATAGAACCTCACGGTTTTCACCCTTGCGACTTACTAATGCTTCAAGACGTTACTCCTGTACATAAGGGACTTGCACCCTCTAGATTAATTATTTACCTTTCCGTAAATAAAAGATGCCCATGCTGGGCACACACACGGTATATAATGCATTGCGAAAAGCAACGCACCATATACCAATACGTTAGCAGTAATATCACAAACCACCGTTTTTAATTTCATCAAATCGTTCTTTAGAAACTATTATCTCTTGCCTTAATGTTCCACTTTTAATAAGGTCTGTGAGGTGTTTTTGCTGATTAGATTGCATTACTATAATTTGTTCAAGTATTTTATAAACGTCACCACCTCTTAACAAGTGTTCTATGCAATTAGCAAAAACGGCATTATTCTGGTATAATTCCAAACCATTGTCAAACTTGGCAAGTAAGGTATTAATACTACTGCTAATTGAGTAGACGGGTGACGACTTAAAAGTCGTCACTGCGCCTCTCACACCACCGTACGTACGGGTCTCGTATACGGCGGTTCACCAAATTGAAGTTTGCGTATTATTAATGTAATCTAACAAAGGTTTATACCCTTTTCGTTTAAGTCTAGAGACTGTAATAGTAGTCTTTAGAATAGGACTTTGAGCAACTGCCCAGCCTCCCATTCTTGTTCTACTCCAAGCATAGGCTTGTCCGATTTCTATACCTAATTGAATTAGGTTTTTACGTTTCCGTTCTAGTTTCTTCCAATCGTGCCAAATACAATAGCGCAACCGATTTCTTAGCCACTCATCTAGCTTTTTACTTTTTGCATAGATGTTGGTTAAGCGGTAATTGTTCATCCAGCCTCGGCAGACTTGATTAAGTCGTTCGAGTCGTTCTAACAACGACATGGGTTTGGTTTTCTTGGTTATACTTTTTAGGTTACGTTTAAACTTTGCCCAACTTTTATTGGCTACCACTAGTACATATTGTCCTTTTACACCCTTTTTATAGATGGGTACAAAACCATGCCCGAGTAACTCAAAGTTTACAGGTCTGCGGATGCCACTTTTGGCTTTGTTTATAGGTAATTTAAGTTTATCTTTTAAGAAGACAAACAGTCTATTTCCTATTTGTTTAGCCTCGCTTTTGCTTTTGGCGTAAACGCTAAAATCATCAGCGTAGCGAACATAACGCAAGCCCATGCTTTTCATTTCTTTGTCCAAAACATCTAACATAATATTAGATAATAAGGGACTAATTGGACTGCCTTGCGGGATGCCTTTTCTGCGCTTTTGGAGTTTTCCATCTATTAATATGGGAACTCTAAGCCATTTTCGGATTAATCGCAAAGTGGTCGGACATTTTACCTTGTGGTAAATAAGTTGCAGTAAGATACAGTGGTCTACTTGGTCAAAGAATCCTTCTAAATCAATATCTACAATATCTTGATAACCAGAATTGATATACGTTTGAGCTTGTAATACTGCTTTTTGGATGTTCTTTTGTGGACGGAAACCGTAACTAACGGGTTCAAAATCATATTCAAAATGAACCATTAATTGTTGACTTACCGCTTTTTGAAGCCACCTATCGACTACAGTTGGTATTCCTAATAGTCGGGTTTTACCCTGTCCTTTTGGAATGGTTACTCCTAATATTGAATTTGGATTATAGCTGTTTGTGCGAATAGTCGATAGTATAGTCGAACGGTTTTCTAATATATAAGCGGAAAGCTCCGTTGTTTTCATACCATCTACACCGCTCGCGCCTTTATTGCGCTCCACTTGTCGTGTTGCTTTAAAAAGGTTTGTTGCTGATAATACGTTTTCAATCATAGGTTTAATAATTCGTGTACTCCTGTTGGTTTAAAACTAGGCTAGCTAGGCATCCTAATCGAATTCCAACGTAATTTAATGTTCTGTCCTTCCCTACTTGTGAGACCATCTGAGGTATTGCCTCAACTCGTTTCCCGTAGGTACTATGACCTCTGCTGACTTCTCCAAATAACCAACTCGTAGTTTTGGAGACCTCCCCAGGTAATGACATCTTCTTTCTCTCAATCACTGCCGTATCTACATATTTACCCTTTTGGTGTTCGTTGGGCGTTACAATGATGTGCTTGCTTACCCAAGTAAATATGCCTCTGTATACGATTTCTGTTCGTCAGTACCGAGTTTTGTAGTTCCGCTTCCTTCAGATAGAACCTCACGGTTTTCACCCTTGCGACTTACTAATGCTTCAAGACGTTACTCCTGTACATAAGGGACTTGCACCCTCTAGATTAATTATTTACCTTTCCGTAAATAAAAGATGCCCATGCTGGGCACACACACCGTGTATATCACATTGCTTGGCTCCGTGTTTTTTAAGTAAGTCCATTTTTTCTTGTATTTTATTTACTAGTTTAGTATTAGATTCAATCCTATCGCTTATCTCTTTGTCCGTGAAACTCATTGTTTATTTATTAAGGTTAGTATTTAATTCAGCAACGTGGCATACACGCATTACGTTGTAAACAATTAAAATATGCCTACATTCCGCCTATCCAATCAGCTAGTTTTTCACCATCATTTAACACCTCGTTTAATTCCTTGTTTTCTAACCTAAGTTTTTTAACTTCTTTTTCAATCCGTTTAAATACCTCGTTTTTATCTTCAGATTTACCTTGTTTCAACCCAGCGTTATAGGCTTTTTCCGCAACTATTTTAAAGTTCAATGCTAAATCATAGCGTTTAGCGTATTGTTTTGCCGTCATATTTTAAAAGATTTACAATTGAGTAGACGGGTGACGACTTAAAAGTCGTCACTGCGCCTCTCACACCACCGTACGTACGGGTCTCGTATACGGCGGTTCACCAAATTGAAGTTTGCGTATTATTAATGTAATCTAACAAAGGTTTATACCCTTTTCGTTTAAGTCTAGAGACTGTAATAGTAGTCTTTAGAATAGGACTTTGAGCAACTGCCCAGCCTCCCATTCTTGTTCTACTCCAAGCATAGGCTTGTCCGATTTCTATACCTAATTGAATTAGGTTTTTACGTTTCCGTTCTAGTTTCTTCCAATCGTGCCAAATACAATAGCGCAACCGATTTCTTAGCCACTCATCTAGCTTTTTACTTTTTGCATAGATGTTGGTTAAGCGGTAATTGTTCATCCAGCCTCGGCAGACTTGATTAAGTCGTTCGAGTCGTTCTAACAACGACATGGGTTTGGTTTTCTTGGTTATACTTTTTAGGTTACGTTTAAACTTTGCCCAACTTTTATTGGCTACCACTAGTACATATTGTCCTTTTACACCCTTTTTATAGATGGGTACAAAACCATGCCCGAGTAACTCAAAGTTTACAGGTCTGCGGATGCCACTTTTGGCTTTGTTTATAGGTAATTTAAGTTTATCTTTTAAGAAGACAAACAGTCTATTTCCTATTTGTTTAGCCTCGCTTTTGCTTTTGGCGTAAACGCTAAAATCATCAGCGTAGCGAACATAACGCAAGCCCATGCTTTTCATTTCTTTGTCCAAAACATCTAACATAATATTAGATAATAAGGGACTAATTGGACTGCCTTGCGGGATGCCTTTTCTGCGCTTTTGGAGTTTTCCATCTATTAATATGGGAACTCTAAGCCATTTTCGGATTAATCGCAAAGTGGTCGGACATTTTACCTTGTGGTAAATAAGTTGCAGTAAGATACAGTGGTCTACTTGGTCAAAGAATCCTTCTAAATCAATATCTACAATATCTTGATAACCAGAATTGATATACGTTTGAGCTTGTAATACTGCTTTTTGGATGTTCTTTTGTGGACGGAAACCGTAACTAACGGGTTCAAAATCATATTCAAAATGAACCATTAATTGTTGACTTACCGCTTTTTGAAGCCACCTATCGACTACAGTTGGTATTCCTAATAGTCGGGTTTTACCCTGTCCTTTTGGAATGGTTACTCCTAATATTGAATTTGGATTATAGCTGTTTGTGCGAATAGTCGATAGTATAGTCGAACGGTTTTCTAATATATAAGCGGAAAGCTCCGTTGTTTTCATACCATCTACACCGCTCGCGCCTTTATTGCGCTCCACTTGTCGTGTTGCTTTAAAAAGGTTTGTTGCTGATAATACGTTTTCAATCATAGGTTTAATAATTCGTGTACTCCTGTTGGTTTAAAACTAGGCTAGCTAGGCATCCTAATCGAATTCCAACGTAATTTAATGTTCTGTCCTTCCCTACTTGTGAGACCATCTGAGGTATTGCCTCAACTCGTTTCCCGTAGGTACTATGACCTCTGCTGACTTCTCCAAATAACCAACTCGTAGTTTTGGAGACCTCCCCAGGTAATGACATCTTCTTTCTCTCAATCACTGCCGTATCTACATATTTACCCTTTTGGTGTTCGTTGGGCGTTACAATGATGTGCTTGCTTACCCAAGTAAATATGCCTCTGTATACGATTTCTGTTCGTCAGTACCGAGTTTTGTAGTTCCGCTTCCTTCAGATAGAACCTCACGGTTTTCACCCTTGCGACTTACTAATGCTTCAAGACGTTACTCCTGTACATAAGGGACTTGCACCCTCTAGATTAATTATTTACCTTTCCGTAAATAAAAGATGCCCATGCTGGGCACACACACCGTATAAAAACAAAAGCTATTAATTGCCTTTTCGGTGTTTGGTTATTATTTATTTAGTTCCATCATTATAAATGAGGTTATTATTTTATTTATCCGCTTCAATTTTTATACTAAACGTTAGAGGTCATTGTGCAAGCACCATAAATCAAACCAGTAAAATTATCCACGAGTGATAGAAAATCCTAGCTTATTTAGAGCAGACAGTACACATCTCAAATCACCTGTATCAATTCTATTATTGGGAGTTTCTAATCCAATGGATTTTCTATAACTCTTAATGTAGTTATTGCTTTGCAACTTTAATTTCAATAACTCAAATTCTTTTACTTCTAATTTTGTTTCTGCCATAATTTTAATAGTTTCTAAAGATTTATTCAATGACCTCTAACTCGCAACGTATGTCTACGCATCAACTAAGGTCTTTTCTTATTTATTATTTTGTTTGAGTACTAGCTTACAAAACGCCATCTAACACAGTTTATACTTCATAGATGCACAGCCATAGCTTCTTGTGTGTATGCTGCGCATCCACGAAGCATAGACGTTGACCGTTCTAGAGAATAAAAATAAAAAATAGGCGACTCACGGTTGCGGCTGTATGGGTACGCAACGCTTCATAGACTCGTCTATAAATCATAGCGCACTTATATATTTTCTATTTGTAAACTCCGTTACATAGGTATTAACCATTTCTTTTTCATAAAGTGATTTCAAAGATTTACCTACGTGCATTTGCCCATAAGAACCTCCAAGTTCCCACGCTATCTGTGAGCAAGTTTTATAATCATCTTTGATTATTTCTAATACTCTCTTTTGAAAATTTGTCATTTTACCCTGTGTTTAATAAGAATCCAACTGCCAGATACATCCTCTACTAGTAATTTTGTAGTTGACGTAATATGTAAAGTTGCCGTTTCGGTTTTTATCGATAAATTATTGCAGTCACCTATACTTTCAACCCTCCCTTGCCATCCTGCATAAGCAGTAACGCCAAATCCTAAATGATTAGGGTTTCTATCTGACACCATTACTTTATCTCCTATTTTTATTTCCATATCTCTCTAAATTTGTCGGCTGTGCCGCCACGCCTATTTTTTATTTTAACTCTCAAGAACACAGTATATAAATCAGCAGAAAAAACCGCTTCATATACTTATTCGTTACCAAAAATAAAAAAGGGCGCTCACTCATACGTAATCAAGGCATACTAATTTACCTTTTAGTAATCCAAAGTTTTCTTTTTTATTATCAGTTCCACATAATGGTTTGTAAAATTCTTTTTCTTGTTCTGTTAGGTTTTTTAAATAAGGTTCGCAACGCTTCTGCACTTGTATTAATCCAAACCAAGAACAGAATAAAGATGGTGCAACCCATTCATACATATTGCCATCATACTTTGCGTTTTTAAAGTTTTTACAATATTTTCTTTCAGACCAATTAGCCACGCAGCCTTGTAAAAAATGGTCGTGGTCGTATTTAAAATTCGGTATTTTAATAGCGTACTTGCCAACTAAAAACACAATCCTTGTTATTCCTTTTAAATCTATTTTCATACCATTGCTTATTTGCCCTCGTACCTCACGCACGCCATTTTTAACTATTGGTAACACCGTGTATAACCCAACCAATACCAGTTAAATCAATGTTTTTAATTTCGCTCAATTGTGGTTCTATACTTAAAAATAAGTTTCCGTTCACTTTTTTAAGCATTGGCACAAGGTTTCCAAATGTTTTTTGGTCAACAGGAGAGCAACCAAACCATACATTTTTTGGTGGGTTAATTTCCCAATCAAATGGTATGTATTTATTTATATTACTTGGTCTTTTAGTCAAAAACAAAAAGGTTAAGTTGTTGTATTTACCATCAGAAATTCTACTAAACAATTCGTCTCTTAAATCGCCTGTATTTTCAGCTAATAAAGTTTTGTTAGATATTGGTTTTGGTTTTTCAAAAATATCCATCATAGAACCAACAAAAACTCTAACATTAATTCCTTTTTGTTCAGCTTCTTTTTGGTATTTATTCAAATCACTAAAAGAAGATTTTATTCGTTTTCGGTCTTTTCCTTCGCCCCAAATATCATTTCCCCATCTATGAGATAAAGTTTCCGCATAACAATTATCGCATCCAGCGTGTACTTTTGTACAGCCCCACCATAAATTAACAGTATGGTCTGTCCATTCAATTTTACTGTTCTTTGCCATAGTTTTGTTTGTTATAATAAATCATCGTGTAATTCAAGCATTTTAACAAGTCTGTTTCGTTCTTTTTCTGTTTGAGATTCTGCGCTCATAAGAACTTCATATGCATTTAAGACAGTTTCATCTTGGCTACCACATTCAGGACAATGAGAATCCATATAGTCGATTATGTGTAAGCAGTCTAAGCATTGGTAATAACTTCCTGTAAATTCCATTTTTATTTGTTTAAGTTTTCTATTAATCATGTATTTCCATTGTTTTCGGGCTTTTTCTTCATGGTCTGAAACTAAATTCAAATATTGCAAACCATAAGGGAGTTTGTTGTTCTTCATCTTTTTACCAACATATCTGCCTACGTATTCATATTCGGTCATTTTATTTGTTTTTTTACTGCACACACCAAGAAACTATCTAATTCACGTCCGTTTGTAGAATTAGGGTTAAAATAAAACCTATCTCCAGTTTCATTTTCTAAGTAATGTTTAAATGGGTCTTCAATATTTAATATCAGTTCTATTTTTAATTCCATTCTGATTAATTTTTTAGCAAATACAATTTCTAATATTAGTTCCGCACGATTCACAGATTCCACCACTAAAGTATTCTGGATTTTTTCTTTTATATGCGTAATGTTTTGTTTCAATATCATCTTTTTGTTTTATCAAAGTTTCAACTTGTGTAAATAAGGCTTCGTTTACTTCCTTTAATTTGTCCATTTCTCTACTTTTAATTTCGTCTTGGTCATTTGAACCAATTACATATGCTGTTATTACATCGCCTTTATATGTCTTAGGATCTATATTCACGTTTTTTACATAATTTTCAGCCCTATTGTCAATATCATTTTCAAGTTCTTCAATGCTATCGTAATATTTAATTCCCATTTCCCCACGACAATCATTCATATAACACGCTTGGTCGTAGTCCTCAATTAAAATACCCTTTTTGCCATTTTGGCAAACATCACAAGTGCATTTTAAATCACATCTATAAACAGTCTTACCTATCCTGTCAGTAAACCATTTTCTTTGTTCTAAATACTTTTTTTCGCCTTCGGTCATTTTATTTGTTTATCTAGTTATTGGGGATTAATGATATTCATCAGTTCAGCTTCCCATTTTTTTATTGTAGCTGATGCTTTTTTAGGGTCGTACATACTTCCTTGATAGTAAAGGTATTCAGCAAAAATTGGATCATCGTTTCGTTTTTTGCATATTCCTAAATAGATCCAGTCAACATGCCCGGTCAGCTCAAACCAAACATCATATTCATCATTTGTGTTGGCGGAAATTGCCAATCCAAACAAATTGTTAAGCTTCTTTTTAAGAGCCACAGTGGGCTTGCTTGTCGATATCGTTCTCATAATATTTTTTTTATTAGGGTTATCCTCTTTTTTTTATACCAATCTGGCTTGTTAAAAACAATATCTCCGTCAACTAAAAGTTCAACACCTGTTAACTGGATAGGTATTTGTTTGTTCCCACCGGTTGTTTTTGTAAACGGCAACATATAAGACCCTTCCCCGTATTCTTCCGTTGGCATTGGTCTTTGTGCGATAACATCCTCGATATGTACCCCTTTCCAGAATTCACCGACTTTCCATATAATTTTGTACATGTAATGTTTTTTTCGTCTAGCTCCGGTAAAGTGGTAAACCTTGACAAGAGAGCCATGGGTAATATCTTTTCCGTTTTTGTCAGTGTAAAATTGTGTTTTCATGATGTTAGTTTTTAGTTTATCATCCAAATGCCTCCAGGGTTTTCTTTTGGTCGATATGGTGGATTTGGTAATTCCATCCAATGAGTAATGGTGTGAAATTCATTTATACAAATCTTCATTTTAAAATGGGTGTACATTAAATTCAATAGTAACGCCTGCATCTGCAATCGTGACCGTTTTTTGTGTTGCTTTGGTAATGCGATCTTTAAAGGCTAAGGCATCACTATTACTATCGGAAAGATGTATCAATACAATGTTGTTAACCTTAGATAAATCGTTTGCTAAAAGCGTGCTCTCACAGGTATCAATACTCATGTGGTTCTTAATGATTCTGTTTCTAAGGAATTCCATATCGTTAAGTTTTCGCTTGGCAATCGCTTCATCGTAGTTGGCTTCGATAATAATGTTGTGAAGGTTTGGAAAGGTGTACTTGCAGAAAATTAGATCTGTAATAAACAGTACGTTTCCGCATTCTGGATGATAGATATGAAAACCGCATGGCTCAACAGCATCGTGTAACACATCAAAGGCCATAATTTTAAATTTGCCTAACTGAAACATCTTGTGATACTCAAAAGACTTAGCGCGATGATTTGATGATGTTTGCAGTGCTGCATGTGTGCCTCTAGTGGCATGCACATCTATCCCGTAATTCATTACGTCTTTTACAGATTTTGCGTGATCAAGGTGTTCATGTGTGACAATGGCACCTACCAATTTTGAAAAGTCGAAATTGAAAGCGTTCTTTATATCGCTAAAACGTACGCCACATTCTATGAGCAATGCTTCATCTTGGGATTGTAAGATGTAAGCATTGCCTTTAGAACCGCTATTAACTATTTTTAGTTTCATACTAGAATCCTGGACTAGATGCTTTAGTAGTTTCCTTTTCAGCTTCTATAGCTTCATTGTGCAAAGCTTCAAATTCCTTATCCTTAGATTCTGTAAGTGATTTAGTTTCATCTTCCTGAATCACACCATCGGCATCAATAGTAATCTCTTGCCCGTTGGCTTGGGTTTGAATGAGTTCTTGAATCTCTCTATCATTTGCCTGAGCTTCGTTTTCTAAAGTGCGCGATAAGAAATCATCAATCTTATTAGAATCGATATTCACTTTATCCCAACAATGGCGCTTCAATGTTTTCATAAACATCTCTTCTTCCCATCCTTCAATAGTTTCCTTTCCAGATTTTTTGCCATTGACCCACTTATCCTTTTCGCCTCCCCAAAATTCAGGAGATGCATATTTGGGTTTACGCTTTTCAATCTGACCTCTAGTCATTACAACCAGCTTATTCTTTTCAGGATTATCGCTGTACATTTGGTAATAGAAGCCACCTTCTAATTCGCCACGATCAAAATCGTTTATGATATCAAACTCATAACCTTCAACTTTGCGTTCAGAGTTTTTCTTTAAGGACTTAAAGTGATCTGTAGAATATTTAAGTTCAAAGATTACTTGATCCGGAACATCAAATCCATACTTACGAGCTTTTAATTCTAAACCGTTAAAACCTTCCATTAAATTAATGTCGTATTTATCGGTTTTGTTATTCTTGTAAGGAATTGGGCTGATGTGATTCTTCTGCATAGGATCTAATCCGATGCTAGAATATGCAACCACATCTAATGCGAGCTTGTGCATGTTTACATTTGCCCAAGTTAAAGGCAACGCATCGCGATACTGTTCTGTCTTTGCCAGGCGTTTAGTTTCGGCTTCACCTAAAACAGAATCTACCTTTATAAAATAGTTCTGAATTAGTTTTCTCTGAAACGATGTAAGCTCTACAGCTTCACTGTTTAATCCTGTTGGAAATTCTTTGATTACGGCTTGTGTAAACCGTTCTGATGGTGTAGCGTTTTTCATTGTTGCTACTGCGTTTTTTGTACTCATAGTTATTTTGATTTATAGATTATTTATTAATGTGTTGAAGGCATTACTACCTTATAAGAATATTCCCTTTCATTTATCTTTTTAAATTCTGTGAAGTAGGTCTGAAAATGAGCATCAAAAGAGTCTTTTTTCAATTCATTTCTTTTTTCAGCAGAAATAGCGGGTTTCAAAAAACCAGTGCAAAATGATTTAATAACATGCTCAGAGTAATCAATTTCAGAATTATTTTTTATTGTGTAGCTGTAATAACTATCACCATATCTTCTTCTTTGACCAGCCTCATGGTTGATAACTTCAAAAATATATGTCTTAGGTTTTGGTAAATAATTATTCATAACTACGCTGTTTGAAGTTCTTTACTAAGTTTATACTCTTCATAAGTTTGAGGCACATCCGACACGCGTAATTCAATATCTGGCTTAGACACGATCAAATTAACAACCTGAGATTCCGTATCTATCAATTCAGAGACACTCTCACGGTTATCGATAAATATTGGTGCTGTGACTTTGTAATGCTGGCAAAGCGTGTTAATAATATCTACACCTGCATTAATACGACTTGCATTATTGGCATCGCTAAACGGCACACCTTTAATTAATGCTTTACACGTTGGTACTTCACCACCGTTAATCTGCGTTTCAAACAGTTTAAAGTCTACATACTTAAAGCGTTGGTTAACGGAATTCTCTATACGTGTAGATTTTTCCTTTTCGAAAGCTTCCATTGTAAAGAGTTCTTTTTCTAGATCTGCAATAGATTGTGCTAGTTGAGTTTCTTCTTTTGAAAGTTCTGCGATACGCTTATTAGAAGCTTCAATCTGTTGCTCTTTTTGAAGCTGTGATTTAATTTCGTCGCGTTCAGCATTCAGCCTATTTAATTCTTCTTTAAGTTCTGAAGTGTCCACCTTTGGCCTGTTGGCTAAGGATTCTCTTTTGGTAGCGATATCTGAGGTTTTAGAATCAAAAAATAGTTTTTCAGAGTTCATTAAATCAGCATAGATTTCTATCTGCGTTTTAGAGGTTGAAGATGCTTTAAGTTGTTCTGATAAATCGGCACGTTTTTCCCAGGCAATTTTATTGCTTTCCTGAAGCATTCCTAATTCCTTCGTCAATTCAAGTAAATTATTTTCTAAGGTCATTTTTTGACCAGATAAGGATTGACCTCTATCGGTAATGCTTTTTAGTTTTGCATTTTTGTTGCTGGTAAAATGTTCTTGAAGGTCTTTCTTTTTATCCTCAATATCTGAGGCTTCAAAATCTCTTTTGCAAGTAGGACACGCACAATCTGCATCGTCCATTTTAAATACCTTAGCATTCTCAACTTCCCATTGCGCTCTTAAATCTTTAATGCTTTTATCAAGATCACCTATCTGATTAGCATAACTCGATGTCTTAGAGTTGTTAATTGAGATTGCAGAATCATTGGATTTTATCTCATGGTCCACAGCATCAATTTTGCGCTGAATTTCTCTAGGTAAATTTTGAGACTCATTAAAATCTGCTGATGCCTTTTGGTTAATCTCATGCTTTTTATTACTGATTTCAGTCTCAATAGCATGGATTTCTTTTTGGATGACAGACTGTGAATCTATATCGGCCTGCTGTGCCTTTAGTTTGTCTGAAACTTTATCGTTAACCGATTCAATAGCCTTGGTCTTTATCTCTAAATCTGCCTTTAATTTGGTAAAATCTAAATCTACAGGTTTACTTCTTTCAACTTCATCGATACGAGTTGGTAAGGTTTGCAGTTCTTTTTTTGATTTTAGAACTTTAGAGTTCAACTCTTTTTTATATTCATCAATAGACTTACTAGAGTTTAGAACGTTGGTTAACTTTAATACTTCAGATTTGTTTTCAATATTTGAAATGGCATCTAAAACTTCAATGTCAGATATATTTCCAGCCATATCTATCAAAACATCTCTTTGCTTTAACCAATGCAAACTATTAAATGCTGTTGTGCTAGTGATCATTTTAAAAATGTTTTCATCGACGATTGCATTAATTTTAGATGAAAATTCAGATGCTTTCATGGGTACGCCATTCCACTCATAAACTGTATTATTCCCTTTCAAAACAGCAATTAATGAACCTTTTGGTTTAGTCCAGTCTTGACGCATAATTCTTGTAAGTTCTACTCGCTCGCCATCTACATGAAGTATAGAAGTAACCTGCACTTCAAGTTTTGGTATAACATTATTTTTTAAGTCCAATCTTTGAACCTCAAAAGATTTTCTGTCCGTACTGTCCTTTCCAAAAAGAAGCCATATAAAAGCATCGAAAACCGATGTTTTACCAACAGCATTGGCACCGTAAATAAATGTTTCTTTGGAAAGCTCGTTTAATTCTAGGCTACGAATCCCCTTAAAATTCGTTAGCTTTAATGATTTGATTCTGATTGTTTTCATGATTTATAGATTTAATTTATTTAAGTGCTTTTTCGATTGCAATTCTTGCTTTAGCTTGATTGCCAATTGAATTATATTCTACTAATTCTTGTAATGCTTTTAAAAGTTCTGGAGCTGCAGCAATTAGTTTCATGTCATTAACTTGTTCAGTACTCATAGCAACAGGATAACTAACAATATGTGTTTTTCCAGCCCAAACCATTGTGCCGTTTCCATTTAAACCCCATTGCCCTTTAGTTCCTTTAAATTCCATATCTAAGCCGTTTTATTTTTCAATTTATAGTGCTTAATCAGGCCGTTCATTATTATTTTTTCTCGAGTGTTTAAATCGTTATAGGTTTTTCCTTTTAAGGTGATGCGGCCTTTGTTCACCTCAAGACTTAGATCAACTTTCATGGCTTACAAAAATTTGTTTTTGCATTTCCAAATACACAGGATTTACATCCATGCCCGTAGAATAAGATATCATGGCATAGGTTATTTTTTCAGCCACCTCACTACCTTCAACGCAGCTTAAAAGGTGGTGATAAAAGTTAGCCAGATCTTCATCGGTTTTAGTTTCCTGATGTGCATCATAAAGATTAAATAACCCTAAATTGATGAGTGGGTTTCCTACTTCGATTTTTTTTAGTAAATTTGACATACGATTCTGATTTATAATTAGATTCTGATTTATAGATTAAGCCATTCCCCTAGAATGGCTTTTTTCGTTTATGGGCTTTATAAATAGCCTCACAAGCTGTATAGATAGCCGAAGTAACCACTATGGTTAGTAAAACTTCGTAAATTGTAATTTGGGTAATATCTATCATGCTATTTTGTTTTTAAAGTAATTTCCTTGTAAAAGCTGTTTCTCATAGTAATTTTCCAATAGTGAAAATTCTGGGTCTGTTTTAACAACAGGCTCATACTCTACACCGTTAATGACTATGATTTTTGCGTTCACAGCGCTTGAACTTTTTCATTTTTATTTTTTATCTCTTCGGTAATTTCATCTGAGACGGTTTTAACATCAGATAAAAGCGATTGAATAACGCTCTGGTCTTTTCTTCCATTTTTTAAAATAGAAGCAACATTTTGGTTGGTATGACCAAAATCATTGTAAAGCCTGTTTTTTGCACCAGGCGGCATGCTATCCCATGCTTCTTTCAATTTTTCAAGGCTTGTTTTTTCTTTCATTATATATTGTAAATTTTATGTTTATGCAGTTATCTGATATCTTGCTCTATTTGTCATAGAACGCGATACTCTTACCGTTTTCCTTTGACGTTGTTCTACATTTATTTTTCTTGGCATAAGAATTAAACATTGTGCAAATACAAATAATATTACTATCATAATTTTATAAAACCCTTTAGGATTTTCCAAAGACAAAACAAACATTGCTGATAAATGAGCTAATGTTCTTGCACCAGATTTTTTTTTACTTTTTTTAATATGCGTATCAACAGTCGATGGAGATATAAATAATCTAGTTGCAGCTTCTTTAACCGTATATCCTTTAGATATTTCGGCAACAACTTCATTTTCTCTGTTAGTTAATAGTTCTATCAT